CTTCTTCTGTAGATACAGTGAAGAAATAAGTAGATCCTATCGAAGCAAATGTATACCATCCAAATCCTTCTCCAAAAAAGGTTGGAGTTGAAGGACTTATCATTCCTCTATGACCACCTTGGTAAAATCTTTGTGCAGTATACCATTGACTTGTTGTTACACCTCCTTCAAAAACTGAATTATTACTAGCATTCAATGATTGGTTATTACTATTTGATGGGCCCTGAGGACCTTGAGCCCCTTGAGGACCTGTGGGTCCTTGTGGTCCAGGACCTCCTGTTGCACCTATTGGTCCAGTTGGTCCTTGAAAACCTGTAAGTCCTTGTGGACCTTGTGGACCTGTAGCACCAGTAGGTCCATTTACCCCTGATACACCACTAGATCCTGTTGAACCAGTGGGACCTTGTGTTCCTGTTGGACCTGTAGAACCAGTGGGACCATTAACTCCTGAAGAACCTGATGTTCCAGAAACTCCTGATGAAGCTGAAGATCCTGAAGAACCTGATGTACCACTTCCACCTGATGCACCTGTTGTAGCAGAAGAACCATTGGTTCCACTTGATCCAGACGTACCACTTTCTGCAGACGTTCCTGAAGATCCACTCGTACCACTCGTACCTGTTGTACCAGATTGAGCAGAGTCACCTGCTGTTCCTGATGATCCACCTGTTCCAGATGAACCTGCAGATGCACTTGTGCCAGAGGTTGCAGCTGTTCCAGATGTACCAGAACTATCACTTTCTCCAGACGTTCCCACTGTAGCACTAGTACCAGCAGTACCAGCAGTACCAGCAGTTGCTGAGATACTTGATGTACCTGATGTAGCAGCTGTTCCATTGTATCCTGTTAAAGATACAGTCCAACTACTATATGATCCAGATCCTTTATAGTCATATGGAGTGATTACTAATACACCAGTACCAGAATCATAAGATACAACTCTACCAATTATATAATTATTAGCATCATAACTTACTTGGACGAAGTCATTGACAACGAACGCAAGTCCTGTACTAACATTAAATGTCATATTAGAGTATGGCATAATTACTGATTGTTATTTTGTAACCAAGTTGGTTTAATTAAAACGACTTTAGGAGTCACTTTATCTTCAAGTCTTTTATCTATCATGTTAGCTTTTATCCAAGCCATGTTTCTTTTCTTTCTATTCTCACTAATCTCAACCCACGATTGAAGTACTTGAGGAGTTAATTGCTCAAAAGCAATGAACTCACCAGGAGCAACATCAGGTTTAATAGTAGTAGTAGCAGAGTATCTTTCTTCATGTATATTACCTGCAGCATCAACTGCTGTACCAACTAGAAACCAACTAATCTTCAATACAACTTGAGAATGACCTTCTAACGTTGGTGCTACGTGCAAATCATCAAGTATGAAATTATAATTAACTACCATATCTTTATTTTTATAAATTATCTATTTTTTTGTTTAGTTCCTGTAAAGCTTTTAAAGCAACACCTATACTGTTAGTGATATCCATTTTATCATGATTTGGACCTGCAAATTCTTCAGCTGTATCATCTGCAATGAATCCTAACTTTACATGATTATACATTGGATTCTCAAGTTCATATTCAACTATATCTACAGTGTTTATTAAATCAACTGCACATGCTTGATAAGGTTTAATATCTGTCTTATATATTGATGAAGATGTACCAAAGTAGTTACTAGAACCTACTACGCCAGCAGAAACCCAGTTACCATTACTATACCAATATGCTCCTTGATTAGCACTACATGCTGCTTGATTTTGAATTCTCCATCCACCACCAGAATAAGCTTCATTCTGAGTAACTGTATTACTAAATTGAACAGCATCTCCTTGGTTAAGTGATTGATTGTAAATTGTCTGAGGGCCTTGTCCACCTGGAGAGCCTGTAGGGCCTTGTGCACCAGCTGGACCTTGAGCACCCCCTGGACCAGTGCCCCCTTGAGGACCAGTGCCACCTTGTGGACCTCTTGGTCCTTGTGCTCCTTGTGCTCCTTGTGCTCCTGTTGCACCATTAACACCAGATGTACCACCTGCTCCTTGAGCTCCAGTGGGACCAATTGGCCCTTGTCCACCAGTAGGACCTGTGGGTCCATTTACTCCTGATCCACCACTTGGACCACTTGCACCAGCTTTACCTGATCCACCACTTGCACCAGCAGATCCAGATGTACCATTTGATCCTGAGCCACCACTGTTACCAGCTGAGCCTGAATTACCATTTGATCCTTTTCCACCAGCAGCTCCTGATGTTCTACTATTACCAGAACTACCATGAGCTCCAGCTTTACCACTAGATCCAGATTGACCACGTGTACCTGACGTACCTGTTGTTCCTGCACTACCAGCATCTCCTGATTGACCAGAAGTATTTGACTTACCTCCTTTACCAGAACTTCCTGATTGACCAGGTGCTCCATCTTTACCTGAGCTTCCACTTTCACCAGCTTTACCTGATGAACCTCCAGAAGCAGATGTTCCAGAAGAGCCAGGTGTACCAGTTAAGTTAACTGTCCAAGAGCTATATGTACCACTACCTTTCCAAGCAGTGGGAGTAATTGTTATTGAACCTGTTCCTTTATTATATGACACAACAGTACCAATGACATAGTTATCAGCATCATGGCTTAATTGTACATTATCACCTGCTTGATAAGCTAGCTCAGTATTTATATTAAAGGTCATGTTAGCTGGCATTGTTCTTCTTATTTTGTAGGTTTACAATTCTTGCGTCAATCTCTTGTATAGCTTTTAAAACAAATGCTAAGGTACAACTTATTTCCATTTGATTTTTTGAATCAGTGGATAATTCTTTAGGAGTATTTTCAGCAATAAATCCTATTCTCTTATCCTCATCACATTGTTCTATCTCTAAATTATAAGATACTATATCAACTTGTTTTAATAAATCCACTGCAGAAGGAGCATATGATTGGATGTTAGTCTTAGTATCTCTAGTTGATGTAATATAAAAACTAGCAGCACCTAATGATGCAGGAGTATACCAACCTGGACCAAAGCCTGTCCAACCTGCACCTTGATTTGCACCTTGCACAAATTGCTTATAGTTATTAAAATATGTTCTATAATTTATTGTAGGAGCAACAGCACCAGCAAAGTTTGTAAAAACCATTGTTGGGCCTGCGTTAATATTCAAATTTTGATTATATGAAGCAGATGTACCTGTTGGTCCCTGAGCTCCAGTAGCTCCAGTTGGGCCTTGCCCTCCAGTAGGTCCTTGAGGTCCTTGTGGACCTGGAGCACCTGCAGCACCTGGTGGACCTTGTCCACCAGCAGGACCTGTTGGACCTTGAGGACCAGTAGCTCCAGAAGATCCAGAAGCACCTTTGCCACCTGTTGCTCCTTGAGGTCCTGTTGGACCTATAGGTCCTTGAGGTCCTGTAGCTCCACTTGATCCAGAGGTTCCAGTTGTACCAGTAGATCCAGCAGTACCAGTAGATCCAGAGGTTCCTGAACTACCACTTGTACCTGATGCACCAGATGTTCCACTTGATGCACTACTTCCACTTGTTCCTGAAGTACCTGCTGTACCAGCAGATCCAGATGTTCCAGTAGATCCTGAGTCACCAACTGTTCCTGAACTAGCAGAAGTACCAGAAGATCCACTAGAATTACTTTCTGCAGATGTGCCACTTGTACCTGTAGATCCTGAACTGCCTTCTGTTCCAGCTGTGCCAGTTGTTCCAGCAGTTCCTGTTGTACCATTTGTACCAGAGGAACCACTTGTTCCAGCTGTACCTGTAGTACCAGATGATCCTGCAGTTCCAGCACTTCCATTGTATCCAGTGAGGGTTGCTGTCCAGCTACTAAACGTACCTGATCCAACTGCCTCATATGGAGTAACAACTAAATCACCAGTGGCTGGGTTGTAAGATACAACCCTACCAGTGATGTAGTTATTTGAATTAGCTGCAACTTTGACAAAGTCATCCACTTTGAATGCACGACCTGTGGTGATATTGAATGTTATATTACTGTAAGGCATATATATTTATTAAGCAGGAGGTAATGTTTCTGTTGTACCACTTGTTCCTGAGTATATTGTTGTTTCACCTGATGTTGCTGCAGTTCCAGAAGAAGCACTTGTACCTGCTGAGGCACTTGTGCCAGATGTCCCACTTGATCCACTTGACGCAGACGTTCCATTAGTACCAGATGTTCCACTAGTACCAGAGCTTCCATCAGTACCTGATGTACCACTTGAACCTGATGTACCACTAGTTCCAGATGAACCATTTGTTCCTGATGTAGCATCTTGTCCACTTGTACCAGCAGATGCTGAAGTACCTGCAGTACCTGAGCTACCACTTACACCAATAACGTTAAAATAGAATACATCATTAACATCTGGATCAGGACCTGCAGAAGCAATCTGTGAAACAGAGAATTGCTCAAAGCCAGGCTCCAATGGATCTCTTGCTGTAATTAATAATATTTTATATGTATTCTTATCATCATTCTTAACTATCTTAAGAACTGTATTAGGTTGTAAATAGTCAAGGTAAGATGAGAAGTTAATTGCTGGGTCATAAGATATGTTGTCAATAGCAATGCTTGTTGTAGTTGTACCCCAAGTTAAGCCACTGCTTAGAGCAAAGAAACCACTGCCTGGATCTGTTCCTGTGTTTGTAGAACTAGATAATCTCCAAGTAGCTAAGTTACCATCCAAACCTTGCAAACCAGAAGTACCTGATGTACCATCACCTCCAGCAGCACCACCTAAGTTCACTTGCCATGCTGTGTATGTACCAGAACCAGCAGTAGCACTAACGCTAACTGACATGGCACCTGTACCTGCGTCATATGATAACACATCACCACCCATACTATTACTTATGTCATAAGCAATAACTACCACCTGTCCTACAGTGTACGCTAACCCTGTACCAACAGTTAAGTTTTGTGTACCAGTTCCTATTGTTAAGCTACTAACTGATGTTGTTTTGTATAAGTCTCCAGAAAGACCTGCTGTACCAGAAGATCCACTTGTACCAGAAAGACCAGAAGTTCCAGCAGTTCCACTAGAACCATTGGTTCCTGAGCTACCATCTGTTCCACTGGAACCATTTGTTCCACTAGATCCATTGGTTCCACTAGAACCATCAGTGCCAGATGTTCCACTTGATCCTGGTATACCTGAACCAATTACAGTCCAACTAGTATATGTACCACTACCAACATAGTTTGTTGGTTCAAATACTAAGATTCCTGTAATTGAATCATATGTAACCACTTGACCATATAAGAAATTATTCTCATCATTGATCACTTGGATGTACTGACCAAGAACAAAGTTCAAATTAGGTTGTACTGTTATTGTAATATTAGCGTAAGGCATTTATATTTATTTTATATTTTTATTTATATTGCACAAGTTGCAGAACAATCTGTTCCAGCTGATGCAGCTGTACTAAGATCAACAATAGGTGTTCCAGCTGGAGCTCCAAAGTTAACTTGGTAAACATAACCATCACCTATATTGTAATAATCTCCATTAGTTAATAATACTGTAGAAACTGCAAGTATTGATGGTGCAAATAGTGTACATCCTGGACAGTTATATTGATCTACATTATAGTAGTATACAGGTGCTGCTGTTGTTGTAGTAGATGTTGTAGATGTTGTACTTGTTGTTGTTGTAGCTTCAGCAGGAGGAATAGTGATTGAATCTCCAGATGTACCTAATGTACTTGTTGATGTACCAGAAGTTCCTGTTGTACCTGTTGTACCAGCAGTACCTGCTGTTCCACTAGATCCATCAGTTCCAGTTGTACCAGCAGTTCCACTTGAACCATTAGTACCTGAAGTTCCACTAGTGCCTGAACTTCCATCAGTTCCACTTGTTCCACTTGTACCACTTGATCCATCTGTACCTGTTGTTCCACTTGTTCCACTAGAGCCATCTGTACCAGAGGTACCAGAAGAGCCATCTGTTCCTGAAGAACCATCTGTACCTGTTGTACCTGAGGTTCCACTAGATGCAGATGTTCCTGATGAACCATCAGTACCAGCTGTTCCAGCTGTACCACTAGAACCTGAAGTTCCACTTGATCCATCAGTGCCACTTGTACCTGAACTACCATCAGTTCCTGAACTACCATCAGTGCCAGAAGTTCCAGACGAACCATCTGTACCACTTGTTCCTGCAGTTCCAGATGAACCTGAGGTTCCACTAGAAGCTGAAGTACCACTTGATGCAGAAGTACCACTAGAACCATCTGTTCCAGTTGTACCACTAGTACCACTTGAGCCATCAGTTCCAGTTGTACCTGACGTACCTGTTGTACCACTTGTTCCTGTAGTGCCACTTGTACCAGAAGAACCAGAGGTACCTGTTGAACCTGACGAACCAGAAGTTCCAGATGATGCAGATGTACCACTTGATCCATCTGTAGCAGATGTTCCAGATGTTCCAGAAGAAGCAGACGTACCAGACGTTCCACTTACTGCCACACCAATTTGTTTAGCGTATGCAGTTACTGCTGGAGCAGCAGGAGATAAATATGGACTGATTAATTGAGGAATTGCTTTGATCCTAGCAGTGCTATCGTCACAAGCAAAATACCACTCAATATAATCACCTGGTAGTAAGTTTATAATTTGTGCTGTATGTGGTAATTGTTCTACTTCTTGACCAACAAGTTCAATAGAAACTTTACTATTAGCTAAATCAGAACCATTAAGTCTTAACCATACATTTAATGTAGCACTACCAGGAGTTTGTTTATCAACAATTGCTGTGAATGCAAACTCATATTGTCCAGGATATGCTACTACCAATCTTGATCCCAAGACATTTGTAATACCATATGATAATTCTGTATTTGTATAATACCAAGCTGTTGGTGTATTCGCAGCACTAACTTGTTGAGATACTGAAGAATACCACTGACCATACCAGTTAGCAATGGCTGTACCAGAGCTACCATCTGCACCAGATGTGCCTGAAGTACCAGATGTTCCAGGAACACCAGAAGTACCAGCTGTTGCTGATGTACCATTAGTACCAGACGTACCACCTGATCCTGTTGATCCTGTACCTCCTGAAGTACCAGAAGTACCTGTAATACCACTAGAACCATTGGTACCACTAGAGCCATTTGTTCCACTTGATCCACTAGTTGCACTTGATCCAGAAGATCCTGAGGTTCCTGTAGATCCAGATGTACCAGAGCTTCCACTTGTACCACTAGAACCATCACCACCTGCTGCTCCAGCTAAGTTAACTGACCATACTGAGTATGTGCCAGAACCAGCAACGTCTGTAGGAGTATCAAAAGTCAACACTCCTGTAGTAGGATTATAAGAAATTATCTCAGAAGTTTGGTGATTGCTTGAGTTATATGCTATGATTACGTTCTGTGCTGCTGTATAAGCTAAGCCTAATCCAATAACAATAGAACCTGCAGCACCTAATGTAAATGTGCTACTAGATATAGTTGCATATCTGTCACCTGAAATACCAGAAGAACCTGCTGTTCCTGAGCTAGCAGATGTTCCACTAGATGCAGAAGATCCAGACGTACCACTAGAGCCTGAGCTACCAGATGTAGCAGAGGTTCCTGATGTACCATTATTTCCACTAGAGCCAGAACTGCCTGATGAACCTGATGTTCCAGCAGTACCATTCTTTCCAGAGCTACCAGAGCTTCCTGATGTACCAGCTGTACCTGAATTACCAGAGCTAGCAGAAGTACCAGCAGTTCCTGAAGTGCCTGACTTACCACTAGAACCTGCTGTTCCAGATGTGCCATTCTTTCCAGAGGAACCAGAGGTACCAGACGTACCATAGCCAGCTGATGCAAAAGCTGCATCAATCTTCTCTAATGCTGTTTGTAAATTGTCGTTAGTATTAATACCAGAGTATACAAGGTATGGGCCTTCGTAGAATACGCAGGTCGAATCCAGTATTACTGGGCAAGGGATTGCTTGACAGGTGACGTTCATGTTTTTAGATTGTAATGTTATAACAATTTTTTGCTATACATATGTGTATGATATACAAGAAGGTGCATAACTAGCCATAGCATATGCACCTGTATTAGCAAAAATAGTGAATTTAATTTATTTTCAATGAGTTAGGAAAAGTATTACTACATAATATAGCAATAACTATCTAACAAATCCATATTGTGCTTGGGCCCTAATTCCTAGGTCTTTGGCTGCTTGAGGATAGAACATTGGTAACCAAGATGCAAACTGATTCAAACCAGGAACAGCTTTCATACCATATTTAAGTACAAAGTTTTTATCTGCAGCTTTTTCATCTCCTGTAACTATGTAGTAGTTTTCTAACATGAAATTGTTAAAGAACTTTACATAGTTTTCAATAAGACCTTTTGCTGGGAAGAAACCTTGTGAAACTAGATTAAGTATGCTTGTAGGATTGTAGAAATATAAAAGCTCATCCTTAAGTTTATCTGTTGCTTTGACAAAGAATCTGTGTTGGTTTTTGCTAAGCTCATCATCATCTGGAGCGTATGCTTTAACTCCAGCATATAAAGAAACTAATGTTAATAAGAAGATGGTATCAAGTAACTGAGCCTTAACATTCTTTACATTTAAATCCATGAATGCCACTTCATCCATTTCTAGTTCCTTACCTGTATCTGATTCATAGTCAGCCTTTTTCTTTTCAAAAAGCTTTCTCATAAAGTCTACACCTTTCTCATTACCTTGTAGTGTGTTGTATAGATTTGATAATGAACCTCTTATATCTTCAGACATAATTCTAAATACATTTCTCATTCTTCCCCACTCATAGGCATCAGATCCAGCGTTGAATTTTAAGTTACCATATCTTACATCTACAAGTCTAGGAATCCAGTTCTTAAATAACATGAAAGACTTACCATATATATTTAGGTTAATCTTTCTAATATCATCTTCAGATAAGTTACCTAATGCAGCTTTACTTAAAGACTGCACTTTTCTTCTTAATTCTAATACGCTATCAGAAGATCTTTCTACACCAGGGATTTCTAATTTACCATCTTTAATAGTAGCAACCTTCATGATTCCTTTATCTTCAATTAGCTTTTTAACATCATCTTCAAACTTCTGTTTGAAAGCTTTTTGTTCTTCAGCTGTTCCTTGATATTTCTTTTGATAGTCTGGTTGCTTTCTTAAATACTCTCTAGCATTTACCACCTCACCATCTACTATAATAGTATTACTTAAGAAGCTAAAGAAGTTAGCTGACTGTACATACAAGTCTGACTTTCTCATCAAGATCATTAAAAACTCTTGGATGTTCTCCTGACTTAACTTACTAATAGATAATGTCTTAGCAATTTCTTTATTATAATTATCTGTTAAAGGAAGGAAGTATTCTAATGCTGCAATTCTTTTATCCTTATCATTACCAGTCATCTTACCTAACATCATCCAATACTCAGTGGCTGCAAACTCTTCATGTGTAAAGTATGTACCAGCGTTGATAATAGACTGAGCTGTACCACCAAACAAGTTAGAAAGAGCTGATAGAACGTTGAATCCTAATGCATTGATTTGATATGTATTATTAATTTGATTAAGTACCTTGTTTACGCTAAACTGTCTACTAGCTATGTTCTCTGGAAATATTCTACTATTAACACCTAACTTGGCAAGACCATTATTAAGTGATTCACCAAAGTTACCCATCTTACCTAATAACTGATCAAAGGTTTCGCTTTCTATATACTTCTGTCCATACACAATACCCTTCACCATATCTTCTAATAGCTGAGTGTTCTCAGTGTTATCTGGTGTATATTCTAACTCACCTTTTTCATTTGTTATAGTCTTGCCATATCTAGATGTAGCAATAGCTTTCTTGTTTCTTTCTACACTAATAAGTAATCTAGCTTGTGCTTCTATATCAGACATTTGTTTAAACTTAATAGCCATCTCATTATAAAGAGCCATGTTTCTAAACAAGTCTGTACTATAATCTGTTTCTAGTTCTCTAGTTAAATAGATTGGAACTCTGTTCACTGGTCTACCTGTTAGAGGATCAGTCTCACCATATCCTAAATCACCTTCATCTACAGATATGTTTCTTAAGAACTGTTCACCTATAGCTATCTTACCACCAAAGATTAACTTCTCCATCATTCCTTTTCTAACCCAAGGAAGGAATACCCTTGCTTCTTTTGCATGGATATATCCTATAGATTGGTAGTAGTTATTTCTTTCTATAATGTAATCATAGAAATCTTTAGCTGGTTTAACGTTCTTAAGTTCTTTCCATTCAGCAGATTCCCATTTCTCTTTAGGAAACTTCTTAATAAGATCATATTGTAACCACCCAAGACCTTCAGTTGTAGAAGTGTCATACATTCTTTCAGCTTTAGCAATCTCTTGCTGAATAGCTTTTTCTCTTTCCTCTCCTTCTTCTACTCTAGCCTTTTCATTAATGTATTCAGTTTCTTTCTCAAGTCTTTCTTTTAAGAACTTATTATATTCAGAAATATCAATATTGTCTTTAATCCAATCAAAGTTTTTCTCACCTACATTTTTAGTAAGTTCTTTATAAAACTGAGGATCATATTGATCAATTAATTTATTCTCTCCTTTCTTCATCAAGATATCAAAGTAGTTCTTAGGAATAAGTCCTTTAGACTTAGCCCACTCTTCATATGCAGTTTGAAGAGTTTGTAATTTTTTAGTTTCATCAAGTGTTTGCTGAGCACCTATACCAAATGCTTTGTTTGCCATTCTATATAAAACCTGTATAGCCTTAACCTGTGTTATTGATGTAGAAGAAAACCACTTGGCAAACCCTCTAACAATCTTCTCAGGTTTAAGTATATCAGATATACCTTGTCTATTAGCAACAATTTTATCAGCAAACTCATCCATTACTTCTAATAGTTCTGTATTTAGATCCCTAGCATTATCAGCAGCATCTCTTAAGTCTTCTCTTAATTTCTTATCTTCTTCAGATAACTCTCCTTGGAATAAGAATTTAAGATCTGTATCTAATGTAGCATAAGTTTGAATAGCTTCTTGTGCTCCTATAATTGAATCAGTGAATTCATCTATTTCTTCCATAGAGAAAGACTTAGGATCTGTACCTTTCCATTTATTATTATATGTATCAATATTAGTTTGAATCTGTTTGTTCAATACCTTAGCTTGATATATCAATGGCACAATGTTCTGCTTCATCTGCAATTGCCTAATAGCAGAGAACAATGCGTTTAACTGTTCAGCTTTAGATAGTTTCTGAGAAGGAAGAGCTTTGATATTAGATATCTGTTTGTATACAGCGTTAAGCTTTTCTAATAACTTGTCAATCTTTTTATTACCTGTTTCTTCTTTTTCAAGACCTACAGGAATTAAATAGTTTTCTTGTATATTCTGTATATTAACATCTCCAATCTCCACTGAAGTTAATATAGGAAGTACATTCTCTTTAGCACTACCTCCTTCATATACTGCTCTGATAGGAATCATTCTTGTTTGTTTAAAGTCTTTATCCTTTAAACTGAACATTGTTTTAATAATAGATTTGTATTGGTCCATTTGTAGGTTCCAAGAATTAACCTTGTACCAAGGAATATCTCCTTTAGATTTTTCAAGATTAATATCCATAAACTTCCAATCTAAGATGTTTACCTTACCTGATTCTTCAATAGCTAAGAAATCCACTGTGCCTGCAATTCCTCTTTTCTCATCATATATTGTAACCTCAGCCATGAATCTTGTATTTGGAGGGAAAGAATTTAATCTTGCCTCCAAGTTATCTCTAAGGATTTCATAGTAGTCTCTGTTGTATGGATCAAGTTGAGACGTGTAATCAGAATCATCTAACATTTTAGGACGTAAGTATCCATTCTCATCTACAAATCTGCTGAATGCATATTGAATATCAGAATGTCCTTTTGTACCTTTCTCCATTCTAAAATCATCTAATGACTTAGCATATTCACTTTTAGTTAAATCATTAGCTTTAAATCTTCTAGTGTACCAATCTTGTACAAGATCACTTACCCTTCTAGGAACTTTCTTTCCATTAATATAATAGAAAGTTTTTATTGTTCCATCAGATTGTACTTCATCTTTAGTAGTAACTTGATTCTGTAAGTTTTTAATTCCTTGATATACAGCAGCTTGTGAATTACCAGGGGTCTGTAAAAAGAACTCTCCCTCTTCAGCTCTAATATCTTCAGCTGTACCAATACCTTCTCCTGTAAGAACCTTTATTGCAGCTGTATCAAATCCACTTTCTACAAGTAAATTCTTAAAGAAGCTAATAATCTTTTGCCACCAAGTTTCTGCTTTAGCCATAAGCTCAGGCTTCTCAACAACACCTTCAGCTTTACCTATTACTACCTCAGCTAATACTTTAGCAATAGCTTCTTTCTTTAACTTTCTGATGTTAGGTTTACCATCAGCAGTTTGATAATTTGGATCAGAGCTATATTGATCTATTACTTGTTGTAACATTCTATAGCTACCAATCTCTTTTAATAATTGATTAAACAATGCAGGATCTTTTTGTTCTAAGATCTCTACAGCAAAGTGCATAGCTTCCTCAGGAAGGGCAATGTCATCTTTACCTTCTACAACTTGTAATAGCTTTTGCATTATCAACGCAGCACCATTAGCATCTTGTCTCACACCATCTACAACAATCTTATCTACAGTCTGCATGTCTACTCCTATTCTATTTAAGAAGTCTTTAATGACTACTAATGTTTTAGGAGAAGCTTTAGAGCTTTCTAATTGTCCTTTCTTAGAGAACAATACTTGCTGTGGGTTTAGTTTATTAAATTCTTTTTCAGCAATAGGGTGAACATCAATAGTTACCTTTGAATTCATTCCTGATGATGTGGTCTTAAGCTTTACTATATTTCCACCATACTTCTTATTGATGCTATCAATAAGGTTTCTTTGCTTTTGATTTTGTGCTGTACCAGAAGAAGAGAATAAATAGGTAGCGTCATCACCATCCCCATACTTTCTAAATAGCTTAGAGCTAGTGACTTCCTTCCAAGCATCGTTGTAGATGGTTGTAAGTCTATCAGCTAATGCAGGATAGTTCTTTCTGTATTGATTCTCTATGTATCTTACTTTACAAATCATGCTTTATTGTTTTGTTCCACAAGGGGTAGGGTTATCAGATCCTTCTGTATCATCTGTATTAACATCTTCAAATTCTATATCTATTACACTAGGAATGCCACCTAATTTATCCAATGCTGCAATTGTAGCTCTTGTTTCAATATCAACTTTATCATCTGTTAATAAGTCTTTACCATTCTTCCAATAGACATCTATGTCATTGTTCTCAACATGATTTTTTTCATGTAACACTAGAAAGTTAGTAATCTTATCAACACTGTTTAATATAGTCTTAAGAACATCAATTGTATATCCTTTATCAGCTAACTTATTTAAAACCTTAGCTTTTTGTTCAGATGTAGGTCCACCTTCTTTACCTTCAAAGTAGTTAAAGAATTCATCCACACTTTTAGGAGGATTAATTGTAATAGTACCAAGTTTACTTGCCTGTGCAAATCTCTTAGTGCCATCAGCATTCTTTAGTTTCTCATCTGTCACGTAGTCTGGAATTTGAATGTATGGTTCTGTTGATTGCGAAGATACAAAATTTTGTTCACCTAATTCATTAAAATATATACGAATTTCATCGTCAGAAATCTCATTCTCAATCTTCTCTGTGCCATTATTTAATACAGACTTTCTGCTATCAGTATAGTATTCAGATACTAATCTACCATCTCCACGTAAGTTAATAAGTTTATAAACATGTTTATTAATTACCTCACCTTTGTAGGTTGTAGTTTGATATGTTACAGGAGTACCATCATCATAGTATACCTTCTTATAACCATATACATTCTTTAATGACATATCTCCTTGGTTCTTTCTCTCTACATAGCTGTAGTTTGTAATAGATAATCCTGTCTTCATATCTACTCTTTCACCACCTTTTATTTGTACCACTCTAGGTACTAACAAGTAGTCATTGCTAAGATAGAAACTATCATACTCTTCACTTAACGCTAATATTCTTCTGTCTGTAGAAAGACCAAACTTATCAATGTTAGGGAAATAATCAGAGGATTGATATTGATAAATGTCACCAATAATATCACCAAAGTCATTTACCTGTACATCTACTGGAGCTTCATCAGCTAACCAAAACTTAGGTTCAAACTTTTTAAATACCTTATTGTCTTTCCAGTTGTTTCTTTGGAAACCTCCATCTGCAAAAGCATCTAATGATTCATCATACATCAAAGGTGCCATGATAGGAGCAACGTATTTACTAGAATCCTCAATAGGAATAATGCTAGCAATACTTACACCATTCTCATATGTACCTTGTAAGAGAGCCATCTTAACTAAGTCTTTATATAAAGCATTAGTACTAGGAGTATCTCTTAATTGTCTCATATATCCTATGTATAAGTTCTTATCATATGCACTTCCTTTAATATTCACAGTTAACTTAACACTCATTACACCATCTGGTCTTGGAGAACTAATCACCTTAAAATCATTCAAGATAGGATTAGAACTTATCTTCTTAGCTTCTTCTAATTGAGCAGATACAGAGGTCTTTGGATTTACAAATAATTTATTTATCTCTGAGTTAAATCCTGTCTTTGTTTGTATAATATAATCTAAGAAGCTGGCTTTCAACTTGTTAGCTATTCTTTCAAAGTCATCTGCACCAACATATTTATTTCTAGCATATGGTTTTAATAATGGGTCAATTACATTAATTCTAAATTGATCTTGCTCAAGCTTTAATATTACTCCCATTCCTTCCATAGATAAGTCAAGATAATGTCTTTGCTTAGCAATAAATATCTTAGGATTCTCAGGATCTAATAGTTCAGCAATGCCACTAAATGGACTTCTTGCTATGGTTATATCAGTTCTAACCTGCTTCTTAAACAAGGTATCACCACTTCTATATCTAGTGGTATCATAGTTAATAGCCTGTGTAAGGTCAAAGTTATATTCAGCTAACTTAGCATATTTCAAGAACTCATTAAGAATTGCATGTTGTTCAGCATTTCTTTCAATGCCTAATTCGTTACCTGCATAGTAATCAGCAATGTTTGCCTCTAAGTTACTTATATCTATTCTTGCTGTCTCAATAGCCTTATTTGTTGTAACAAAGTTACTTTTAATACTATCAATATCAAATTTACTAAATAGACCCTTTTTATTTTGGCTATCAAGTTGTTTTAAGTATTCTCTAATAATAGGCTGGCTCATAAAAATACCAGTGTATTCACCTGCACCTATTCTCTCTAAGAACATAAAAGTACCTACAGATAAGTCACTAGTAACAAGTTCAACAATATATGGTTTATTAGCTACGTCCACAAATGATGTACCATATCCAGATAGTCTAGATGATATGTATTGTTTTTTACCATCAGCTGTCTTAGTTCCTGATAATGAAGCATATTCTTTATCACCAATCTTCACTTTGTTATGAGGCAAGATAATACTACCATCTCCAATAAATTTTCTATCTTGCTGTGGTAACATGAAGAATCTTTCTGGGTTCAAATATATCTGACCCTTTTGGAATAGAGAGTGACTTGTAATATTTGTAGCAGCAATACCTATCCATCTTTTAGCTGTTACAAAGTAGTGTCTTAACTTAGTCATAAAGTTTCTGTTAAGAATCTTGTTCTTAACTTGATCACCTTTAGGATTAACTAGTTTGCCTATTCTAACAGAAAGCTTTTCTAATCCAGCATCATTTACAGGAGAAATAAGTCTTTCAAAGTTCTCAGGTAGAGTTAATAACTCTTCCATGCTATCATAGTACTCATTCTCAAGAGAACGCTTATACATATCTTTTACATAATCTTCTCTAAGAGAATTACTAAGTATATCCTTTGTCAGCTTTTCTTTATTAATAGATAAGTCTTCAATTTGCTTATTCATGTAATCTACAGCTGTAATATCTTTTTGTGCAGCTTGATCAGTGATTGCTTTGAATATAGATAAACGATCGTAGAAGAAGTCAAGCTCAGAAGGAGTAAGTGCACTCTCCAAAGATTCTGGACTGGCAGCACCTTCTATTCTTTCTAGCTTTGATAATACATCTACTAATTTACTTCTGAATTCTTCAAACTCTTCAATTTTATCTATGTCTCTTTGGATGGTATCTTTATATACACCTCTGAAGAAGTCTTTTGTAGCTTCCTCAGAACCTAACCACTTTACTAAACGTATGTTACCATTCACATCTATGTATATAGATTTCAAATATGTATTTAACTTATCTATATCAAAGTCAGATCCAGCAAGAGTAGTGATTTCAGAAGGTACAACAACAGATTCTCCCATGAATTGAGGTAAGAACTTTTTCACTCTGAATGTTACCAGAGAGCTTAATTCTTGTGCAGGAACACGAAATCCTATACCTCTTAAGATAGATTTACCTTCCTCTGTAATATTTAAGTAGTTAATGATTTCTTCATCAGTCGTATACTTAGTAGTCTTTCTAAGCGTATCACCAAACCAATGAGGTAACATGATTTCCATGTATGGATCATCTTTGGTATAAAACTTAAGTGTATCATCTGTTAATACTACCTTCTTCTTCTCCTCATCAGATAGTTTGTCATAGTCTTCTCTAGATATTTCTTTATATCCATCCTCAGTTTTGATAGCTAATCTTCTTCCTTTCTCTAAGTTTTCCCATCCTGTAACACTCACCTGTACCTTAGGACCACCATTCACTTTAGGAGAAACCATAGTCTTTTGTACAACAGAGTATAGGATATCTTTAATTTGCTTGTAAGAAGGAGACGCTTCAAAAGGAATAGGGAACTCACCTTTACTATCTAATTGAACTGTATCCTTAGCATTCTCATCTAACTCTCTTCTAAGCATCTCATATACTAATGTATTAGATACAGCTTGTTTGTTTGCTAATATAAACTCAGTGCCTAAATCCTCAATACCTAATCTTTCTAACAAAACATTATATGCATTCTCATGCATTAAGTCCAATATATTATTGTTTCTATCTGTTGCTTCTTTAGCTCTTTGACTAACAGGTACACCATTATCAAACAAGTCTACAGTAACTAACTTAGTAGGTTGACTACCACGTGTTTGTGCTTTGACAACATCATAGTTAGTTTCTACTTGGATGCCATAAGCTTTCCAAGGAACTTGAACTAAGTTGTTAAATGGTTCTGGGTTTAACTTACCATCTTTGTATAAGTCAAATGCTTCTGTTGTACCCATCTTTCTACCACTCTCTAAAATAGCATAACCAATCTTCTCTTCCCACATCTTTATATAAAGTCCTTCTAATGTAGTTCCTTCAATAGCTTGATAATACAAAGGCAGTTGTGAGAACTTATCTAGTACTAATTCAAAGTATGTCTTACCTAACTTGTTACCAGTTACAATAGGCTTCAATACTTCTACACCATATTTAGGTACAGGAGTTTCAATTAATGCTGCGTCTTGTTTTTTAAGTGTATCATTGGTATATGTATATTTACCTTTGGCAGCCATTCTGTTTCTAGTGTAAGCCATTTGCCATTGGTGGAATATTTCTGCTTCATCTGTCCACTGAGCGTTCTTTAACTTCACCTCTCTGTTTGTAGTATCCATGATCCAAGACTGAGCATCTGCTTCTTTTGTTCTGCCCATTAACCCACCTTCCACATATATCTCTTTGATAGTCACTGTGTTAGTATGAGATTTATGTTTATGATAACCAAGATCATCAGGTGTTAATTCAATCTCACCAGCTTTATTGAATTCATTATTAAGAAACTCATTGTATTCTGGCATATCAAATGTTGTTCTTCTTGGAGATAAGAAAGACTTAATACGTTTAGTTTCTTCTGACTCACCTTCTTTTAAAGCAAACTGATATGGATCACCAAATAAGATCTTATGGAATTCAATGTTGCTTATGACATAGTTGATATTTACATACTCAATAAGGTTTCTTAACTTTTCGTCTGTAAGATTATATCTATTGATTCCAGATATCTTAGCAAATACACTATTAAGCATTGGGTATGCTAAAGCTTTACCATTTGCACTAGGAACTACTTGTCCATATTCTTTAAGCGTAGCAATTGTATCGTTTATATATTCGTCAAAATATGACTTTATAGAACCATTAATCTCCTCTTCATTCTCAGCTATAAAGGCAATCACTTCCTCATCAGAAGCAGACTTCATTACTAATTCAGTATTGATCTTAGCTAACATATCTTCAGATAGAATGTCTTTGAAGAAACGCAAGTCATAAGCTCTATTGCCTATATTCTTAAGTTTCTTTCTTACATCAGCATCTTTAGCTAAAGCAATATCATCTTTTAAGTATCCTTGGAATATCTTATATGTAGTATCCCATCCTATTTTAGTACCAAATTGTTTAAATGGAACATTTATACCAAGGTCCATTTGCCATTCTGTACTACTTTCAGCAGGAAGTAATATATAGAATCTACCATTAACATTTTCATTAATCTCTTGTGTATATCTATTACCAAGTGTTAGTTTACTTGTAGAAGTACCATCATCTGTATCAACATCTTTAGTACCTTGAATATATCCTACTTTAAGATCTCGTTTAATATTACCATCTTCATCAATATATAATCCATCTTTCTTTAAGATGAGACTGTTTGTAGAGAATGGATCATTTAATTCTGGTCTAGCTTGCTTAAGGTTTTCTAATGTACCAGCTTCTCTCCATTCATTCTCAAATACAGAAGAATTATTATTTTCTGCATAGCCATTAGTTCTTTCTCCTTCCACATTAATATGCGTAGGATCAAAGTTAGGATTAGTAACTCTAACTAACATTTCACCCATAGCATTTAATGGTCCCTTGATATCTAATAACTTACTGGTAACACTACTTAGTATATCACTCTTACTACGAAGAGATGTTAAAAGACCTCCTATTGCTCTACCAAATACATTCTTTTCTCTAGTGGTAAGTTTATTGTATACATCAATTGGAAAGATTACACCTATCTTACTTAAGAAGTCTACCATTTGCTCAGGGTTCTTAATCTCTATATTAGATAGGTCACCCACCTTGTAAACCTTATTTGGTTTATCAAGAACAATAAGAGACTTACTATCTTTAGATAAAGCTTTGATACCTTCAATCCAACCCTCTACTACATCATCTATAGCATCAGATAATTCTGCAGATCCTGTATACACCTCATCATCAGAAACATATTGTATACGTGCATTAGGATGTTGCTTAGTAAATGTTTGGTAGAAGTTAATAAATAATCTCCAGTCATGAGCTTGGAACTTAGAATAGTCTATAGCTGTTTCCTTATTTTCAGAACCTAATTTATCTATAGTTCCACCAAGTTTAGACCATAATCTTACATAGTTACTATCTTGCTTAGCTAGAGTAAGTAGTTTATCTACCACCTTACCTATAGAAGATGTATTAGAAATCTTATTCAATATAGTGGCAAACGCTCTACTAAAGTTCAATAACATGAAGCCTTTTGCACTACCTGAAATTACTTCATCAGGCATTTGTAAACGTAATGCATTCTCTTGATTAGTAGGTACAGTTAAAACTAATGACCCTACAGTAATCTTGATTGGGAAACTAGATTGTTTCTTCCAGTCTACAGAGAATGGTTCTGGTGCATAGTCACGATTAGTATTATCATCATTATTAAAAACAATAACATTATTCTCATCAAATTGAATCTTGAATGTGCGTAAGAACTCTCTTGATTTCTTAACCAGCTGACTCCAACCTTCTTCACCTAACACATCTAGCTTTCCTTCCTCAGCAAATTCTTCTTTGATTGTATCAAATATCTCAGGAGAAGTTAATAACTTAGGATTATATAAGTCCATGTTTTTGCTAAACACTTCAAAGAAGAATCTAGCAGCCACGTCCTGAACTGACTCGTGTGTAGTGGGTTCATCAAGACCAGGGATAACGCTCCACTGTGTAAGTTGATTATATACAGCAGGATTTAACTTAGTATCTTTAAATCTACCAGCCTCAATAGTTTTGAATAACTCATCTTTCTTAGATGGTTTATTTACAAACTCTCTAACAAATTGTATGATACTTCTGAAGAATTTTAATATTCTTTCACCAATACTTTTAGCAGGTAACTTACCTAATCTAAAGTCAGCAAAGTCATCAGCTATTCTTTCCTCAGCTTGTTGATCTGTAGCTTCCTCATAATAGATCATACTACCTGTAGCTCTATCTTTGAACTTACCAGATTTAGATTTAAACTCATCAAAAATAAGTTGTCTTTCTTCTGCACTTAAGAAGCCACCAAAGATGCCATGGAATATCTCATGATACTCTGTACCTCTAGCTGCAGACTTATAAAACTTAGCTACACCATTCTCAAATGCTCCCCATGCTTGTCTACCATCATTAGTAGTCATCACACGTTGTAACACTTCAAATGGAATACCAGCAGCGTTCTTAGCATGCCACTCTTTAAATAACTGAAGCTCAGCGTCAGTCATTCTAGGAACATCTAATCCTGCAATCTCTCTATAACGTTTCTTTGGTGCTTTTGTTTTCCCAAGAGCATTAACCTTCTCAGCTATTTGTTTATTGATTTCATCCTCAAGAGCTTTCTCTTCAGCATCATCAACAGTATCTTCTAATTGTTCTAACTTCTCAACGTTCTCTTGAACAGTTGGAGCAGGAGCTATATCATCTACTAAGCCAACTATTGTTGTTCTAGATGTAGCACCTGTATGATATATAGTAAATTTAGCACCTATCTCTTGTAAGTAATCTATAAACTGAATATCTACTCCTGGCATATCTCCTACAACAAATTCTGCACCATTATTTTTAGCTTTTAATATTGCATCCTTTGTAGATTTTTGTAAACCTTTTCCACTAAACTTTGAATTTCTAGCTAACATAATTATACCATCATCATTTCCTGATTGAAGAGAAGGATTATTATCTAATCCTTCATAATTAGTACCAGTTTTATCAGCTATTTCTTTATAACTTGTATCTGTTGAAGATAAAGGTTTTAAGTTTTCTATTCTTTGAGTAGAAGTTACAAATGATTTATTATTAGTTGATACAGATTCTCCAATAAATCCATCAGCAACTTTCCTCATTGCCTTATCTTTACCATCACCTTGAACAGTACCTTTACCTGTATTTTCAAAACCTCCTTTATATCCTTGGAAACCTTTCTCATTAGAAACTACAGGAGCTGGTTGAGCTGCAGGAGCTGTCTCAGCATTCTTCATCTTATTCAATTGATTAGCAATTGCTATAGATGCAAAATCATACATTAGCTCTTGCTCACTTCTTGTAGCATCAAATAAAGATTTACCACTAGCATCCTTATTGTTTTTTAAGAAGTCAAAATAAGGAGCTGTCTTAGCTGGGTCTGCTACAATAGATTCTAAGTTTTCTATTGTATCAACTGTAACTGCTGGAACACCATTAGAGTTTAATCTAGCTGTGAACGTTACATTACCAAGAGCTTTAAGTTCTCTTGTATGTGTTGTTGTACCATCCATCTTATATCCACCAATCTCTGTGGCACCACCTTTAGCTACAGGAGCTACAGGTTTAGTAATCTTCTGTACAGCAAGTTCTAATCCACCTAACGTTACATACTTCTGTCTGTAGTTATATGGAACTCGATCAGATGGTTTTGTTACAGATGTAGATAGTGGTGTATCTTTAATTGATCTTCCTTTACCATTAGGAAGTTTACTAGATAACAAATAGCTTTGATAATTAGGCCATTGTCTATCTTTTAAATATTTATCCTCAAAGTAAAGTTCTGTAAATTCTTCATCATTCTTTTTAACAGAGTCATTGTTAACTGTGTTAAATGTATTCTGAAGCTGACTAACTATTTCTTTCTCAGAGATAGCTAAGTTAGCAAAGTTATATTTCTTACCACCAAGATATAGATCCATTGTTCTATCATCTATATACATTTGGTTGTTCTTAGTATCAGCCCCCTTCTTCCAGAACAATACATTCTGTAAGAAGTTAGCATACAATGGATTAAACTCAACATCCTTACCATCTTTAGCTTTCTTTTGAACATCTTCTGACATCAATCTTAATGCTTCAAAGATACTCTTAGCTTCATCTGGTGTAAACTTTCTATTGTTTAACCACTGCAATGTGTCACCATATTGCAACATTGGTCTTCCTTTAGGGATATTATAGTTTTCTCCATTGTGAGAAATGATTCCTGTTGTAGAAACTACAATTACATTAGCTTGATTCTTAATCTTCTTTTCAGGGATTAAGTTATCACCAACATGATTAGTTTCAGGCTTACCATCTACAGGAGTTTCAACAGCCATACCTCTAGAGATAGAGAAGCTGTATAACTGTGGATTGTTAGGATCTGAAGCAAACACATCTGCCCTTGCTTTCTTCCAAGCCTCCATATATGCTTCTGCTTCTGCCTCCTCACCTTTTTTAAATCTAGGCACAGGATTGCCTTGAGCATCTTTGTAATTATAATACAATGATGCTGTAGGCATATTAGCAAATACTAAACTATTAACATCTGCTTGTGTACCATCTACTTTAGATAAACGCTTACCATCTTTATCAACATAATAAAGAGTGCTACCCTCTTGTTCCACATAAACAGCAGTTACCAATCCATTATCTACATCAATAAGCTTTGCTTGCTCCTCAGGTGTAAACGTTTCTTGGCCATAAGCTACATTATCAAGAGTGGTTAATCCTAATCCTTTATATTGTTTAGGAGTGACAAGCATCACTTTGATGTTGTCTCTATTAGAGAAGTTCTTAATATTATTTAAGAACTGTCTTGTACGTATTTGATATGTCTTAGAAGGAGCAACACCATCATCCATTGAGTCTACAGTGGAGATAAAGAATATATCAACTCTCTTCTTCTTAGGTTCTTTTACTTGCTGCTCTTTGCTTGGGTCATCAGTAGATACTGCTCCAGACTTTATTTCTATTCTAGTTTGAGCAGCTCCTAACTGATTAGCTATCTTCTGTAGTTTCTCTTGATCTGTTTGAACTCTACTGAAACCAGATAACTTTCTAGGATTAATATCATAGATGTCACCATTAACATCTTCTATCTTAATTGAACCATCTGGATTAAGAGCCAAAACCTTAATCTTCTGTAAGTTATTAAACTCATCAGTTAGTTCATCAGATCTTTCTTGTGCTTTTTCTTTGCTAGGAAGTATCTCATATGTTCCATCAGGAGATACAACTTGCCATCTATCATCATCAAGTTTATTAATCTTTGTCTTATACACCTTACCCATCTCATACTCTCTATCCACCTCAAGATTCTCAGCTTGTTTATTAGCATTGTTGAATCTAAACTTTACAGGTTCTTTAGGTGTCTCTGGTGTAGGAGCAGTTTCTTCTTTCTTCTCTTCCTCATTTACAACAGCATCTTTATCAGAAGCCATTTCTTCTGCCTCTTTGAAGTATTTCTCAAAGCCTTCTTTAGTAGACATCTCATCATAAGCCTTAGATGCATCCTTCTTTCTTTTTTCTAAAGCGTTGATATCTACACTATAATCCATTAATTCTTGAGCATGTAAAGAAGCTACAGATTTACCTAATGTAGCATCTTGACCATTCAACTCAAAGTTTAATAAGCTATCAAATGTTTTATCATCTACCTTACCAGTATTAAGTGCTTGGGCAATTAGTTCAGATCTTGTACGTAATGCTTTGATCTGATCATTTATTTTCTTCTTATCTACAGGTGTAGTGTAATCTGTAATAGTCTTCTTTAAAGATGTAGCTTTCTCTTCATAGAACTTAGCTAATTCTGCAAGACCTTGATTATTAGTAAGTTGTGATAATACGTCTGTAGTGATATTAGGATTAATCTTATTAACAGACTCTTGAATAGATTGAATTCTACTATCTGCAAGCGTTGGCATTGCAGCAAAATAGGTTAAGTCTTTCTTATACTTTTCAAATGTAATATAGTTGTTAGCCTCAACAATACTATCTATATTATCAGCATTATAGTTTATCTTAAATGGATTCTTAAATGTAGTATTAACAGTTTCATATGTATCTTTAATATCATTTGATTTGGCAATCATACCATCTACATATTCACTTACAGTGGCTCTGTTTGTAGAATTGAAATCCAATTGGAACATACTTTCAAACTGTTCTTTGGATAGGTTTTTCAACATATTCAATTGCTCAACTGTTACATCATGCATTCCTGATGGAAGACGAGATGTTACAAAGTTGAAGAACTCATCAGCCTGTAAGTTTTTATATTTAAACACATCACCTGAAGCAGCAGCTTCTTCCATATCTTTTGCAATACCTGCAGAAGTTACAGTGTTATCATAGTTATTCTGTAATGTACTAGTAATACCCACTTGATTAAGTACATTAGTTGCTGTAGCTAATCTAGCATCTTTACTTAATCCTCTCTTAGCATCAATACCACTTTGTACACCACCAACAACAAGACCTGTTAATCCACCAATCAACATGTTCTCAAGACCTTCTGTACTAGTAAATTGTTCATTCAATCCATAGACAGTGGAATTGATTAATTCATTAACACCATTCCATTGTTCCTTATACTTATCACTCTTGTACTTTCTTGTGTAATAATCATATGTTCCTCTCTCAGCTGCAAACTGTCCACCTTCTTCAAACACACCCTCTCTAAATACATTAGCACCTGTTGGTCTAACACTTTCCCATACCTTTCCTAAAACAGATGTAGCTGCCTTTTTTTCAAACACATCTAAGCTACCTTCTTTTAATCCTACTTTACCAAGTCCTTCTAACTCTTGTGTAAGTGATCCAGATATAGCTCTGCTGCCTGGAACACCAACCATTGTTTTAAATAAGTTATTGAACTGTAATGAGTTGGATACAGTGAGTAATGCCATGTTAATACCAAACCTGGTATTCATAGCATTTGTAGAAAGGTTTTCTATTTGTTGTAAATCATCTCCTGTAGGCTCTTCTCCTGCATGAGTGAGTTTGTATTGGTTAGTTAATTCATCCTTAACCATACTATATCCATTCCTAGACTCAACACCAGCTTCTGTCATAGCAGAACCTAATATAGCTGTGGTAGTTCTAAATCCTTTTCCTAATTTTGCAGCTGCTGCCAATTGAGCAAGTTCAGTTACTTTGAACATCTGAGCTTCTGTCTTACCAAGTCTTTCACCTAATTGTTCAAGTCTTCCTAATTGAGAAATTTGCGTTGCCCCTAATCCTCTACCTATAGCAGTCTCAGCACTAAATAATTTATTTAGATATAATGAAGCCTTACCAATTTGGTTAGCTAATAGTGGAATCTCACCTATACCTTCTGTTACAGCACCTATTGCAATATCTTGTACAACAGCACCACCAACAGCTCCTAACATAAATCCTAGGTTGGGAATAAACTTCTCACCCCACCAATATGCATTTCCTTTCATAAAGGGAATAGCAGATAAGAAAGGATTCTCTCTAACATACTTACTAGCATAGTTAGGAAGATCCTCATTTATATTTTTTACCCAGTTATCAATAGACCCTTCATATCCATCTGGATCTCCTGATAACTCAGATAGATCTTTTGATCTTGCAGCATCTAATACATTAGGAAAGTTTGTTAAAGATTGAGCAAATGTTCCAGCTCCTATCAATCCCATCTTAGCAATACCATTACCTAATATCTTATACCAAGGTTGGCTCTCTGCATATACATCTTCTAAATCAGGCATGTTCCTATCATAGATAGGATAGCGTCTATTTGCATATATTTCAGCAGCAGAAATAGAACCAAAAGATTTACCAAATCCTTTTGGAGCCACATCTGGTAAGTTTATTATTTCATCAATACTTAATCCACGTTGTTTTTCAGGGCCATATAAAGCTCCTCCAATAGATAAATCTACTGGTTTTGCAGAACCTAAAACAGATTTAGGTGCACCTAATTCACTTAAGTAATCAGTATCTTGTATAGGTTCTTGCTCAGACATTGCCATATTATTTCCAAGTTTTTTGTGCTTCTGTTATATTATCCTTATTCCAAAGACTCATTATTTGTAACATCTTTCCTTCTCCCTGATATCCATCACTTAATTCTTTTCTTTTCCAACCATCTGTTTTAGGATCTTTTACATATCCAACAAATAAAAATTGATCTGTCTCTGATCTTCCTGTATTGTTTGGACTTCCAATAATATCATATCTAAATAAAGGAGCATCTTTAGCTTTTTCTAATTGAGGAAGATCATATCCTGAATATCTAGCATTCACTGCATTAGTAGGATTGTCATCTGTTGCACCTGCTAAGTTTGTTGTCTTAGTAGGAGATGTATATATTAAATCTCTTATTTGATTAAATGGACTCACTTGTGTTGCTTGTGGAAAGTAGTTACGTAAATCTTCAGGAAGTACAGGAATTATTTCTACAGTAGTTCCTTGTGATACTATTATTTGTGCAGTGCCATCTCTAAACTTTTCAAGTTCCCAACCAACTTTTGCACCTCCTTCAGCACCACTTTTACGAGTGTTCCATAGCTTAGCTATATTATCAGCATTCCAATTTGGTTTTTGTTCAAGAGCATTATATCTACCTACAGCTTTGGTCAAGAATTTATCAATGGCTAATTCATCACCTTTTACAAGGTCAGGAGTTAAAGTTGCCTTTTGTGAAACAGTACTTGGACTTATACCTACCAAAGCTTCAGATTCATACTTAGGTATATTTCCTGTTTCACGTTTAACTATATCTGATGCTGTATTAAATTTATTTAAAGCATCTGTTTCACTAGCAGTTAAAGCTTTTCCTGTTTGTCTTTTTAAAAGAGGAGCTATTATTGAATAGTATTTACCACCTTGATAATTTGAAAAGAAATCATTTGCTCCTTTCACATCAAAAGTAGCAGGAATGCCAGGACGACCTGGTACACCATACTCTGATGTAGCAGCTGATGTATAACTTGGAACACCTTCTCTTTTATATTCAGCCATTCTAACAGCAACATCTGCTAGTTCTTTTGATGTAAACGTTTTTCCATTAATTACAACATCATTAGTACCAAGAGCATTTGCTGTTTTATCAATAGCTTTATCTAATCCTTTCTTCTCTGCATAGCTTATTGCATTTATTTTTGACTGAGCTGCATTATCTAATGCTTCAGCTTCTCTTATATATGCTTTTTGATTAGCAGTAAGATTCATTTGAGGATTCTTCTTATAGTTATTTAATAATCCCCCAAGAGCAGTTGTATATTGATTAGCCTGTTTTAAATCAGGAAATATATATTTAGCCCATTTGCTATCTAATGTAGCCTTCTGTGATAATATATCTACTAAATCTTTTCTTTCGCTTCCCACTGTAGGGATGGCTTTACCTGTACCAATTGTTCCCTCAGTTACATCTAGTAAATTAGTAGGTGCAAGCTCTTGTGCTTTTACTAATTTTTCCCATGCAAGTCTATTTTGAGCATTTGTAATACTAGCCCATCCTCTTCTACTTTCATCTTGAAACTGAAGTTGATCTAATTGAAACTTTTGTTTAGCTAACAGTGCTTGAGATGCAGGGTTAGCTACCCTTTCTTCTTCATATGTTTTGAAAGATAACTCTTTAGCAAGACGACTGAAATGGTTATCTACATAAACATCATATTTAACTGTATCTAATCCTTGCTCATTAATCTTTTTATCAAGAGTAGAAAGTTCTTCATTCATTTTTTTATCAAGAACTCCACCATCATACATGTCTGTCAAGTTCTTAAGAATTGCATTTCCTTGAGACTTTTGTGCACTTGTTAATTTAGGATTTTGTAACTCAACAGCTAAATTAGTAATCTGTTCATTTAGCATATCCTTTTTTAACTTATATGTATCTAGTATAGAATCTTGAAAAGTTTTAGTGTTTGCTCCTTTAAACTTAGCCCAACTAGTAATCTTTAACTGTTCTACATCATCACTAGTTAAGTTATCAGTAAAGGTATCATATATCTGTTGAGCAGGTGTTCCTTTTACTTTGATCTTAAGCATATCAAGATCAAGTTGTTTCTCTCCTCCTTGTGAAGGATCTATAGAACTTATTGTAACTTTCTTCTTTGTTGTAGGATCTATAACAGTTTTAAAGTAAAGTGTTTCTCCTTTATCATTTCTTACAAAAGGATTATCAACACTTGTTGATGAAGGGTTCTTCTTAAGTTCTTCTGCTAATCCTCTAAGCTTCTTATCTACATCTGTATAGGGTGTATATCTTCCTTGGAAGGGAGTTTTTAAATCTGGATTAGTCATCCAGTTATTTACATTAGATTCATAAAAATCTTCATTGTCTTTACCTGACTTACCTGCCTTTCTAGCAGCTTCTATTTCTGAATACCCTTTCTTAATAACACTTGTGGAATATACAGCATTTTGAACTATAGGATCTTTAGCCACCTGACCTGTCATACCAGCAACAGAATTAACTAATTGTTGATTAGAGAAATCACCAGCAGCTACAGTCTTTAATCTGTTACCAAGCTCATTCATCTTTGATTCAAGATACTGCTTATGTTGAGGCTTAGCTATTTCTAGACCAGATACTCTATCAATATAGCTCTGAACTTTTCGTACACCTTGGTCATATTGGGCCTGTTTGGCCATACCAACCTGGGCCATGGCCTCAACTGGGAGTTCCTGGATGTAGGGGTTAAACTGTGATATTTGATCTGTAAACGATGCCATAATAATAATGTTAGCAAATGTAATTTAAAAATTTGGATCTACCAAGAGCGATAATGATTTTTGTTAAATTGCTCTAACTGAAATAGTTAGAGACTCTTTAATGCTTTTACGATAGAGCTATTCCTAGCTTTTGTCTTTGGTGTCTTCCCACCCTTCTTTTGATTATCAAAAGCACCATCTAATTCTGACATAGAAGGACCACCAGCTGCCATCTCGTCCTTAGTTAATGTTCTAATTCCAACAGGTTCTCCTGTTACAGAGTCTATTGTAAATCTTTTGTTAGCTGGTAAACCTGCAGCTGAAAGACCACCCCTTCTTGAACCAGCACCTGATAGATCAAATTGAGCAGGAGCATTCATATTAATAGCTCTGCCACTTGGGGAGAATCTGAATCCATACATGTTCTCCATAATAGCTAGCTTTCTATTAGAAGCTCTTTGTTTTGTAACCTTATCACCTATAGATTTAAGAGCTTCAATAGTTTGAGCTTTGGTATTAGACTTAGCTTGAGACTGTCTAACGTATTGTTGATCATTGATTGCCAAGTTTTTAAGCTTAGCATCATTTATAATAGCTCTGTTCTTATCATATACTCCCATTTTATTTGCCTGATTAACTCTATTTGATTCTCCAAATAACTTGTTCTTAGCTTCTATTGTTTGAGCCATAACTGCTGCTTGGGCAGCAGGATTATTACCAGCAGCTCTAAGAAAAGCTCTAGATTGAGAATCAATAGCATTAATTTGGTCATTGAAAGAAATGTCATATGGAGTATCCAACATTGGTTGAAACTGTTGAGCTTGTACAGGTTCTAACTGATTGTTAGCCAACGCATAGTACTCACCCATCAATTGATCAGGGTTTAAGTCTTCATTAGCATTAGAAGGTCTTAACCAAGGTTCTGCATAAGACAATGCTACTTTACCTATATCTCCTAATTTTTTCCAATCAATTGGTTTACGTTGCTTTTTATCTTTAGTATTAGTTTCAGCTTCCGCTTTGGTAAAAGGTCCAGGTAAGTCTGGCCATTCTAACAAGCTATAATCTATCTTTGGTTTCTTAGAAGAACTAACTACAGCTTCTGGTAAATCTGTTGCACCAAGTCCCATGAATCCTGGTTTACTCATTCCTCTTTTCATCATCTCACGATCTGCATTATTTAATGAATAGTAATTTTTAAGAATCTCCATACGTTCAGGATAGTTAGGATCAAGCAATGCTTCATCATCAAGACCTTTAAGAGTTTCAATTCCTTCTTGAGCTTTCTTCATTTTCTTACCATTCTTTCCCATCATGCTTATATCTGTTTCTTTCTCTAACTTACCTTCAGCTAGCTTGTCACTTTTAACACCTAACTCATTAGCTGTTTTGTGAATAGAGTCTTGTACTAACCCTGCTTCTTTAATTTTGTCAGCATTAATCTTTTGTTGTGCTTTTGCACCCATAAGATTAGCCATACCAGAATTCATACCTAATTTATCATATGAACTATTTCCATCATACTCTTCAATTAAGTCAAGTCCTTTTTGAATAGTCTTTAATTGCTTTGCATCATTCTTAGCTACGTCAGCTATGTATGTTTTAAACTTCTTACCCTTTGCTTTTGGATCTCCCATAAGGTCTGCTATTTCTTTATTAATTTTAATGTTACCAAACACAACAAGGTTCTCTTTAGATCCACCACCTTCTAGGTTATTGCCATCTTCTGAGCCATTGTCTTCTAGAACAGTAAATGGTTCACCACCTTCTACCTCTACACCATTCTCACCATACTGAGTTTGTATGCCACCATTGTCATGAGATGCTCCTCTGAACATTCCTATCTCACCACTAGGTAAGTTAGGATTGTATGATAAGGTCTCAGCATATCCACCTTCTCCTATTTGTAACTCTCCACCTAGTGCCATCTTTGAACCATTTTGAGCTTGAGGCATATCTGGTCTACCAGTGTATAATGCTTCTGCACTAGGAGCTGTATACCCCACTTGTGCAATGTGTCCACCAGCTCTTAACATGTCTGCATCATGTGGAGGTTTCAAAAGATCTTTAGCACTATACTCACCAAACTTAGTGAATGTCTGTGGCTGCCAATCATGACTAATCCATCCACCATTCTTTACATTTGCATTAAGAGGACCTTGAGATCTGTTCTCCATGAACCCCATCATACTTGTACTCATTGCAGTCTTGTCTTTTTGTTTTTGTAATTCTCTAGCTTGTTTAGCACCACCTGCTAAATTACCAAAGAATGTACCAGCTAATCCACCAACTGCACCACCCAATGGTCCAAATAAAGCAGTACCAGCTGCTGTACCTACAGCACTACCAATTTGTGCTTGACCAGAATCTTGGAAGTATTCTCCAAACTCTGCTTTAGGTATATCACCACCACGTCTGTATTGTTTGTATGTTTCTTCTAATGGTTCAAATCCAAGATCATTGTACATATCACCAGGATTGTACATGTTCTGAATCTCTGTAGGATTGCCACCAATCATTGTACCATTCTGAGCTTGTAAATAGTTTGTTTTATTACCATAAGGATTACCTAATTGTCCTGGTTGCACTTTATCATCTTCTGGTCTTACATATTGATTCTTAGGTCTTTCATTAGTTTGTTGAGCTGTCAAAGCAAGTCCTGATAATTGAGTAGCTTGTTCTGCTTTCTTCTTAGCTTTCTTTTGTGCACCAATTGCTTCGATACCTCCTATTATTGCTGGCAATGCTCCTAGAGCTGCCATACCTGCACCAGCAGCATCAAACCCACCAGCTTTAGCACCTGAATTAATTGCATTCTTACCTAACAACTGATCAGCAGAAGGAGTGGCAAACTGAGCTGACATATCAGATCCCATCTGTTGTCCACTCATCTTAGCCATAGATGCATTATTAAAAGCATCTCCCACTTGCTTCATACTACCATCTGGATTCATCCCAGCTTGATTTGTTCCTTGAAGATAATTATTAAAGTTTTGTGGTTTCTTTTTCATTCCTATTCCATACTGAGCAATAGGAGGATTGCCAAAGTCAGTCAACTGATGTAATTGGTCATTAACCATTTTACTACCCATGGCAGCTTTCTTAAACTCTTTCTTGTGAGCTTTCATAAACGCTTCCTCTGATGGATATTTCTTATAGAACTCCTTCTCAGATTTAACTCCAGCAATCTTTAACATTTGGTCTTTCATATTATACTCTATTGTATGATTTATTTATATTTATTTAACCAGCCACCATTTTTCTTTTCTTCAAAATATCTAGGTTCCATTCCTTTAGGAATATCTCTTGAATAAAACTGATTACCTACAGGATTATTTAAATATGTTTGAGGATCAAAGTTTGGATTTTGTTTTTTATATTTAGGTTCATCCCACCAATTAATAGGACCTCTTGTAACACTTTGTGTACCAGTAGATTTATTTATAGTTCTAGGTCTTACGATATGATCATACCCACCTATATCATTTTTAACTCTACCAATTCTTCTAAGATCTAATCCTGTTCCAATAACTTCTCTTTCTGCATTAACCATATCAGTTGGGTTTACACCTATACTTGCAGCCCAATCTTTAGATTTACCTTTAAGTAAATCAAAAGTCTTATCTGAGGGTATTCCATATTCATTTGCTAAAAACTCATTACCCATTTGTTTAGCATATCTGTTTGGTATAACTAATCTATCTACAGCACCACTTTGATAAGATGGTAATCCCACACCAGCTGAAAATGAACTTGGACGATCTCCTAAATTCAATTTATTACCTACAAACTCTGCACCTAATGATTGGTTTTCAGGATTAAACCTTCTTGTAAGGATAGCATTATTATTAATAGTTAATTCATTATTATTGATAGCATTATTTAAAGCATCTTTTTTAGATTGATCAATTGTTCCCCATCTTCCTGTAAATGGTTTACTATCATATTGATATTCTAATAACAAAGCTCTATCAGCATCTGATAGTTTATTTGCGTTAGCTATTCCTTTAAACATAGAATCACTTGCTTCTTGACTAATTCCTTTAGCAGGACTTTTCCAAGCAATAGGTAAAGCAGACTCACCTGTAGCTACTGTATTATAAATTCTACCAGTTTGTTTAACAGCAGCTTTGGCACCTTTACCAACAAGCTTACCTGCTGCCAATCCACCTTCCATTATCATTGCTGCTTCTATAGCATCTTGCATATTCTCAGCTCCTTTGCTAGCAGCCATTCTATTTAATGGAGTATTGTCTTCAGCTATTCTTTGTAACTTCTGTTTATCAAACTTAGCTTGTTCTCCTGGTTTAGGAGTGTATTGAGAAATAGTAGACTTAGGTCTATTCATTCTACTTAATCTTTCTTCAGCTTCTTTCTTTAAAGAATTTGTGTTAGAAATATTATCATACTTACTTAACCAATCTCCATTCTGAGCCATAGGAAACTCTGTAACCTTCTCACCATCAAACTTATAATCTTGATCAGGATACATCATCTGTGTATCACCTGTATCAGATACACCAAGTACAGGATAGTCAACTCCCTGCATAGTGATGTTATTAGAACCTATCTCTGTTATTTCACCTGGGTAAGCCCATTGTCCTCTATCATCTTTAATCACAGAACCATTCTTACTTATAGTCTTAGGTTTGAAGTCTAGTCCATTCTGATAGAAACTCATTTCCTTGCCATTCTGAGCACTTGCTTTTGTCTTCTTAGTATACTTACCATTAGCAGGAGCTGAGCCAGCTGTGCGTGCGTATGTGAATCCTACAGCACCTGGTAAAGCACCTCCCATTGCAAACTGTCCACCCCATGCTGGAGACTTCCAGTTGTATGCTGTATATCCTTCTCCTACAAAGTTAGGACCTGCAGATACTTTGACATCATTAACATTAGGTTTCTTACCATAGTTATCTTTAGTCTTTTTCTTTAAGACCAAACCTCCTTGTTCATATTTGTCTAACCACTTTGCCATTACTTATAAGAGATTTGAGCAGGTGTAATAATGAATTGAGAAACAATGTGAGCTATAGAACTGTTATCAAGGATATGTCTTACCTTCAAGTCTTTAGCTCTTAATGGTTCTTTCTTAAATGATCTTTTTCCATAATCCATATTCACTTGATTTACAACCTTATCTATTGATAAAGATTCACAACTTGTTGTAAATAAAGGTAATGCTTTATTTTTAACTAACCCCCAAAAAGTATTATATTGATAGAAATTATCTGACTTAGTATAAGTGATAGTTTTGCTTTCAGTATTATAGATTGGGTAGGTTAAGTATTGTTTTAGGTTATGCATTGGCTTAGGTACTAACTCTAATATACCTGTGGACTGTTGGCTATTGTATAATACAGCTTTGTTAAACCATTGATTATCAACAGCTATCTGAGCATTGTCATTAAACACACCATCTAGAATAGGTAGGTAGTTATATACCTTACTGTAGTCTTTTACATTCTGAAGTATCTCATCATAGCTCTGATAAGAGAATGGATACTCAATGATGTAAGGTTCTACATTGTCATAGTATTTATTATAGTGTACTACACTTGTTAAGTGTCTCCACATAGACGCTGTATTACACACAGTGTATCTTAATGCAGCAAGTTGTTCTATAGTGGCAGTACCAATTGTAACCTCTAAAATTGTACGACACTTACCTACAGATGTTATAATAATCTTAGTAACAGCATCATCTACACTGACAGTATACCCATCAATTAGATTTTGCTTAGTGATGTCAGTGCCCAAGACTGTCCCTAAGTTATCAGTGATATCAAAGGGTCCTGTTCTGCCACCTGAGCATGTTAATCTTATTATTACTGTTTTAGCCATTTATATTATTTTATTATACTGGACAAGTTGGTGGAGTTACATTCTGTGCTGTTAAATTTACAAGACCATAAACAGGAGTTGGAGTTACTAAGTAATCCTCATACCCCTCTACACTAGTAATTGGTCCACTTGTATATATTGTTCCACCAGCTGTTACATCACATACGTTAAATTGTATAATATTTCCTGAACCTGATACCCACTCACCACGTATGGTGTAAGGTAACTCGCTTATCAATGGGTATATAGTTCCACTTTGAACACTTCCTGCTGTAGATGTAATGCTTAATAATTGAGATGCAACATTATTAAATATTGTTAATGCTCCTCCTGATTGATTACCAACTCTCCAATCTAATCTAACTGTTGTTGGTGCAGCTGTGGTAGTTGTTGTAGTAGTTGTACAATCTGTACAAGCTGCTGTTCCTTCTAATGTACAAGCAGACTCTGTTACCACTGCTGTACCAGATAGGTTACAGTAGTATATAACTGTTGTTGTAGTTGTAGTGGTAGGAGAAGGAATCTCTGTTACAGCCACTGCTGAGATGTTACAACCTTCATTTAATCCTGAATAGAAGAAATTGTTTTCTCCTATGTAGAAGTTAGGTATGTATGTATGGAAGCTCACCCAACTCTTAGTATTGAAGTTAAAGGATACTGTCCATGATTTATTACAGAAATAGTTTAAGTCTGTTATTTCAATATATCTTTTAACTGAAGTGTTTCCAGCTACAGGTTGATTTATATAAAACTCTTTAGTCAACTCATCATAGAATATGTTCTTATCTGGCTGAGGGATATAGTCTAACTTAGTGATAATCACTCTATCATACTTACTATCATACACACCATGAAGACCAATGTTTTTAAAATGATTATCTATATCAACAGTAGGATAGTATCTTAATATCTCAAATGACAAATGGTCTGTAAAGAATCTGTTAAGACCAGAACCATATCCAGATATGTCAGTTGCTTGGGTACCAGTTATTAAGAATATCTGTCCTCTCTTAGCATCTACAGTTATTTGTCCTTGAGGTATCTTAAGTAAGAACTTATTCTGACTACCCACATATCCAAGATCTGTCTCAGCATAATCTATAGGAGGTGGTTCAACACTGCTGAACAATGAAGGATTACCTAAATAAGCTGCTTGAGGATTGCTTGTATTCACTGTTAACATATTACCATATAACAATGTCTTGTTCTCAAATCTAGCCAATGTTGCTCTATTCTGTATACCATCTAAAGATATTAGATTGCCATAGTTCTGAGGAAAATCAAAGAAACTTATTGGACGATATATCAACCAGCTATTTATTCTGTTATCAGAATAACTTTCTTGTCTATCAGAGTATATTGCTCTGAATGGAAAGTATGTATAACATAATTGTTGTTTCCAATCTGAAGGCAAATGAGAAAAGAAATTCTCTGTGTTTTGCTTAGAAAAAGTATTATTGTAATAATATGTATTATCAAATGTAATAGGCACCACTGATTCTTGGAACCAAGTATCAGGAATACCTGAGCTTACGTGTGGGTAGAAGTCACCTTCTAAGTTATTAAAGGCTTGACGTAAGTCTACATTGATAGAAGTTTCTACATAGTAGTAAGGAACACCATAAGCAAATGTATACATCTTACCATCATATACATAGTTTTGGTTACCAAGTAATGTTGTACCTGGAGCAGGTGTTGTAGAAGAAGTAGTAGTGGTAGTATTAGGATCATCTACTTTAGTATTATTAGGACAGTCTAGATAATTAGCTTTTACTGATATAATGTTCTTCATCAAAGTACCACCTACATAATAGTCATACAATACAGATCTAGCAGAATACCAATATTGTGGATATGCTACATTACCTATCTCATCATAAAATATATCAGAATCATCTGGAGCTCCCACTCTATTATCAATAAAGAATGGTAGTTTAGTTTTAAATCCAAACTTACCAATAAACGTATCTCCACCAAATATCACTTCAGGATCAGGAGAAGGCAATGCTCCAAATATTCTTTGGAATCCTGTATCAATAGTTTGATATGAATATATCTGTCCATATTGACCATTGTTAATTGTCTTTATAGAACCATAATATGAAACAACCTTTATAGGTTCCTGAAACTCAGGGGCTCCACAATTTCCTCTTTGTGAAAGTGTAAATCTTGAGTTATCACTAATCTGACTTGTTCCTGCTACGACAAGAGAAGTTGTTTGGTTAGGGTATGGTAAAGGTGCTACAAATGCACCATTTCTATTTTCAATACTTTTAGTGTAAACAGATGATTCTCTGTTCCAGTTATTAAGATCAAGATCATCTCCTACATTCTGTACACCAGGGAATATGTATTGATATCTATCAAGCTCTCTTTGTTTAATTCCTTGATCGTTTTGAATATCTGCACTATAGTCATAGCTAGATATAGAGTTGAAAGAATATGCAAAGTTTCTTCTAGTAGCACCATTTACATATATCTGTAAATAAGTTTGGTATGCTGTGAACATTGCTGTGGCACTAAATCCACCTAGATCAGCAATCTTTTTACTAGAGTTCAATGCATCTATTTGTGCTTGTATAGTAAGAAGTCTATACATTGAATGTTTCTTCACTTGAACAAAGTGAGCTCTACCAGCTCCAAATAATACACTCTCAAGCTTAAGAACAGATCCTAATGTAGGTTGTCCAAAAGAAGTTTCTGGTGAGTTAAATACTTGTCTATATGGAGATTGAGCATTATTAAATCCATCTAGTTGATCAGGAAAACAATTCATATTTACACTACTTCCTGCAACTATTGTAAATTTATCACAACCTGATACAAACACAGGAGTACCAATTGAATTAACTGTTTCTGAAGTACCTTTTTCTACAATTATAAATTCTGTAACTAATGTAACAGGATTTTGATAACTGAAAGTAGGACTTGGTTGAAAACTTAAAAATCCATTACATCCATTTTGTGCAGAGATTATAAAAGTTTCAGGTGTAACATTTTGAAACGTAGCAGTACCAGTATTTATAACAGGAAGTGTAAGAGAACACACTTCAGTGGTTGCTGTAGTAAATTCAAGACTAGTTACTTCTCCTGTATTACAGTTTGTATATTGTAAAGCACCATCAACAGTAGCTGTAACTTTGAACGTATCACATTGAGACATATACGCATTACTATCCTGAAGTAAGAATGGATCTACATTTAAGTCATTGTAAGGATAGTTAGGATAATAGTATTCTGTTTCTTCTCTTTTATATTTACCTACATTTCTTAATATACCTTTAGCAATAATAGATTTGTTTGTAGATCTATTACCTCTAACTATTTTAAATCCAACAATAGCATCTTTCTCAGCATCTGTTAAGCTAGAAGATTGAATAAGAAATCCCACTTGTTGTACATCTATCTTTACACCTATTGGATAAATAGCATTAGATGCCTGCATCACTGGTTCTATTTGACCTCCAACATATGTAATAGGAGGAGTCTCAAAATAAGGAGATACTAATACATCAGGAAACTTATGATGTCTAATTGGTTCACCAGCAAGATCTCCCCATACGTCTACATTACAAGGATATGTATCTGTAGATTCCCAATAAGAAAAGTCTCCAGATTGGTATGGATAGGCTTCTCCTATTTTACCAGCATCTCCTATAGGAACAGGATATGTAACTAATACACTACCTGTATTATATATTTTCCAATAAGGAGCTACAGTTCCTTCTCCAATAAAGTCAGCATTAGTATTATATACAGGAGTTAAATCAGTAGAAATTGCTGTTCTACCAGGAATGTGAAAACCATCTGTTTGTTTACCATTGTCTAATAAAAAGACTATTTCAAAGGCATACACTTCATCTCTTAAATATCCTCTAAGATTAGCAGTGTAGAAACCATCAGCATATGTATTGTTAGCTGGTAATTTATATGTCTCCCATTGAAGTTGAATTTGACTAGCAATGCTTTGATAGTTAATCCTATCAATAGAAGTAAGGTTGTCCCAAACTATAACATCTTGTACGTTTGTAAGGTCTTGAGCAATCTCATAGTAAGGAAACTTCTCAAGTATATCAGGAAGACTTAAAGGAATATTGGTTAAAGCTTGACCTGTATAAGTGATTGTTCTGTCTTTATCTTGGATATTATAAGTACCCATAAGTTCTACAGATGTACCACCATTTATAGTTTTAATAATAGCTATATTAAAATATTGGAAGTATCCTGTAATATCTATATTATTTATGTTTATTACAATAGATTTTCCTACAGAATATTGAAAGTCAGGTGTTGTTACTTCTGTATTTGCAATTGATGTAGGATTAGTAATAGAGTAGTAGGAGGTATATGCATCACCTGAAGCATTACAGTATTGAATAGCAAACTGATATGTACCAGCTTGGATATCTCCACCTACAACAATATCAATAATGTCCAAGCTAGGAATGCTAAAGTTAGGTTGTACTTTTAACTTGTTACAATCAAGTGTAGGAGGAAGTTGGATTTGTGGATCACAGTTTTGATCACTAAGATAGGCAGCTACGTATGGAACTTGATCAATATTAATATATCTTCTTGGATTAAGACCATCTGTCCAATAAACCTCAGTGCTACAGTTGGTAATCTTATGTACAGCTTTATGAATAGGATAGTCAATGTTAAAGTTCAAACAAGTTGAATTTGCACAAACTATTAAATCTGTATCAGGGATTGGAGTACACAATGTACGATATACACAATCATTGTTTTCCATATATCCTATCTCACTTCCTCCTGTTTCAGGATTAGCTAAGAAGAATATATGTTTATTTTTCTCTTGTATGAAATGTGTTCCAATAAGTTGATAGCCTTCAGGAAACTCTAGACAAGCTTCATTACCAGGTTCATTCTGATAGTTTACAGAGTTAGCATCAAAGTTTTCTAGTGCTGCGTTTAGTGCATACGAAAGTTTTCCCTTCTGTACTTGATTTACAGAAGAGTCCATATCTAGTCCAATTCTTCCAAGATTAAATTCTTGTTTTATGTTAGATGGTCCTTCTTGGTTATCTGCCATATCTTGAGCTTCTGTTTGGTAATTCATATTGTGCAAAACGTTGTAAGTCATTTCTTACTCTTCTTTGCTTTGTCCATGGATCTTGTTTCTTAATCTCAATGTAAGCCATGATAAAGGCTTCTTCTGAAAGTTGCTTATAGTAGGCTAACTTAGCTTGTATTTGATTGAATGTCTCATCATTAATTTGATTAGATAAGGTTTCAAAAACTTTGTATTTAAGGAACGCTTCTATATATTCTCTGACACGATAGTTATCAGGAATCAATTGATTACCTATAGCATCATAGTCTGTAGCATAAAATATCATGTGAACTATAGCACAGCTAAAGTTAGTGACAAACTTATTGTCTCTAATATCAAAGCTATCATAACCAGCACTTCCTGGAGTAAACTCATGTACAGGAGGAGCAGTTGAATAGAATTGCCAAGCATCTGTATAACTTACATCACACTTACCTTGACAAGATATATTGCCTGGTTTTAATAGATATTCTTTTCTTATACCTCTAGCTACTTGTTGATTGGTTTTATATACAGCTTGGATGATATCAGGCATACACGTAGGGCATCCTGTTGTACAATTAGGTTCTACGCAAGGAACTCCACCACTAATGATAGGAGAGACTTGAATAGTAGTCTGAGATGCAGCTTGAGAATAGAATGAGTTAGCTGTTTGATATGGACGTTGAGGAATCTCTGTACACATCCAAGCTTCTCTAACAGCAAAGAAGTTGTCAGGAAGTCTAGCTTCGTATCCAGAGATATCTAATGTTTGTTCAGCAATGACATAACTTGACCTACCCATCTTTTGTAGACACTTGTCTAAATAAGTTGGGAACATCAAATCATCAACAGCTCCTGTGTCAAAATAAGATTTTAACTCTTCTTTAACAATAGAGTAGATTGGCTCAGGAGAGACAAAGTTGTATTTGTAATAATATGCCATATTGTTTTAATTTTTCCATTGCCTGTAAAGGTGCTGGTATTTTTCGTCTGTGTTTATGTAATGGGACAACAATCTAGAAGTTGTACGAGAGGGTTTGAAATACCAAAGATTTATATTTCTAATTCTAGCAGACTCTTTAAACCACATCCATCCAAAGAAGTAACCTTCTGTATGGTAATTGAAGTTGTAGATGATCTTGCCTTTTTCTCTGCTTCTTTTCCAATCAACTGGTAAGTTAACCATCTCTTTACCATCAACTGTTTTCATCTTCTTTCTCTTCTTTTTATTGATAGAGAACTCACCAAAGCCAAAAGGAAGTCTTGCTCTTTCTCCTGTTTCTAGAATGTAGTTTTTGAAATGTTCATTATATTGATATATAATGTTTTTCCACTGATCAAATGTAATTTTTACAGTGGGGTTTTTTTTGCAGAAGTTGTTGTAGTTTTCTTTACTGGAGCTTCTCCAATCAATCTTGGTTCGCATTAGCTAGTTGGTTTAGCATTAGGAGCTTGACCATCTATACCATCGAATGTCATGTCTGTTTTAATGCTAAAGTAAGTAGATAATAGTTTTTGAGATGTTAACTCTAATACTTGTTTCTCTAAGTAACCAGGACATCCAAACTCTTTATCTAAAGGGTTTAAACAGTAATCTTCATTACTTACTGGAGGAGTAGGACCACATGCACAGTCTGATGGATATAATATATCATTAGGAATATCTTCTTCAAAGAATGCAGCAATTCTTACTGATTGTAAACTAGGATTATTAACATATAAATATCCACCATTTGCTATCCAGTAGTATTGCTCTTTCTTAATGATAGGCAGCTTTAATAAATTTAAATATCTGTTAATTGTGATCTCTTTAAATCTTCTTCCTTTACCACCCATAGCGTTGATAGAGTAAACACCTTGGATAAGATATTGATAGTTTCCTTCACTGATGCGAGGAAGTTTATATTGGCTTCTTGCTACATTGCAAGGATCTACATACTCACAACAATCAGAAATAGGAACCTCTACCATACTCAAACAAGGAAGTGTCTGGAATACTGTATCAGTAGCCCAAAGCTTTCTAAGATTTGTTTCTCTCTTAATTAGTAAAAATGTATTGTTCCTGATCTCAGACGCAACAACCCTATCAGTGATAAGGTTATCTGTTGTTAATAGTTTGTGCATTGCACGAACATCTGAGACCATTTTTCTTAATGTAGCCATTATAAATACTGTTTGAATATATTTGTCATTCCTGAGCCTTGTTCTATCAAGAACCCTGTCACTTCTGCTTTGGACATAGTGTGACCATTCTTATCATCCCAAAGACTCTTAGCATTAGAGAATGCTGGAATTTGGTAAAACTTAATACCATTGAAATCATGACTCACTTCATGATGTTTATCTCCTGTGAAGATATAGAAGTTATTATGGAAAGACCATCCTTCTCTATATTCTATTGGAAACAATGCAGCAAGCTTTGCAGGCTTAATTGCATCTCCATGATTAAACATCAATGCTGAACCACCATAACTTACATACTTTCTATACTTAGGAGAACAATCAAATGTTAATCTCTCTGTATTTCTAAAGTAAGTTTGTAACCAATTAACCATATGCCATCCTACAAACTCATCATGATTACCTGCTACATACACAACATTTACATTCTCAGCATATTGTAATAACATTGTAATCATCAACACCTCGTGTCCACAGATATATTCAAAAGATGTTTGATATGTATGAGTGTTTGTTTGAGGAGTACCCTTTGTGGTCATTCCTGTAAACTCACTGTTAAACTCATCAGAACCAAGGATATATGTAATTTGATCTAAGTTATTTGAAAGTGTTGCTTGATTAGCAATCACCTCTACCTTGTACATAATATTAGCTAGTCTGTCAGTAATATTATTATTGCCATCAATGTCATATTTGTTTAAATGAGAATCCTGTTTGTTAATGATTAACATAGCAGGAAACTTATTTCCTTCCCACTTAGGACTCATAACTTCTTGAGACACAGGCTTATATGAATCTAAAAAGTCTACAAACGCATCTTGAAAAACTTGTTCTGTAGACTTCTTCCCTAACCATGCTTTGACTTGCCAATGGGGTGTTTCTCCATTTCCCCAGTAGTTCTGTACGTATTTGGTGATTTCCCATTTATCTGTGTCAATCTTACACTTTACTATGAGCTCATCTAAGCTCTTGATTTCATCCTTTGTATTGATGACAATCTCTCCAGTTCCTTTAAGAATGTCTTCTTCAAATCTTACTATTGTTTCCTCTAACTCAGAAATGTAGTTACCTAATTCTGCTTCTTGTATAATACTTTCTCTAGTTCTCAACTCTTTTAATAACTCATCAACGTCTGATTCTGCAATTCCAAGCTTATCAGCGTAGAATTTTTTACTCTTTTTCCAGTGCAAAATCTCTTCTAGCTGGTTCAGCAATGCTTGATAGTCAGGCATATATAGTTTATTTTGGTTAAAATTATTGTAAAGATAGGAACTATTTCTGAAATTCCCAAAAATAACCTAACTATTTTGGTTATATAGAATAACTTTTTTAGTTAGAGTTTAAACAAAAACCCCCAGCCTTGAAAGGCCAGGGGATATCCTGTAAACCAATAAACAGGATTTTTTGGTATCTTAAGCAGTACAAGCTTCAGAGCAGGTTGATCTGCTTGGTGAGCCAAATAAATCTACATTAAAGTAAGGTCCAGCTACAGGGTTTAATATTTCATAAACATCAGTGCTTGCAGGTGGATGATAGAAGTAACCAAGGTCTAATGCATTTGTAGCTCTTCCTACAGCAGTTGTTCCTTCTGCACAATCTTGTGTACAATCCAATCTTAGTATGTTGTAATAGTAGTAGCTATCATTACAAGTGGCAACTAAGCTAAATGTACCAGAGCCATTGGTTGAACAGTTTACTATATCAGTTCTTAAACGATACGTACCTGCAGGTAGAATGTAATTTGTTAAACTAGATGTCCATGTTCCTGGATTAGAACCTACTTGGACATAGCTAAATGTATATAGTACAGTTGTGTTTGCAGCGTCCATGATGTATGCTGAATAGTATCTTGTACCAGTTCCAGAGTAGTAATATCCACCAGGAGTAATAAATGCTGTATTACCTGCTGTCACTGTAAATAATGATGAATCACCTGCAGAGCATGTAGCAATTGCGTTTGTATCACCAGTTAAACAACCCAATGGATTTGTAGTAGTTGTACTTGTTGTTGAAGAAGAAGAAGTTGATGTTGTTGTAGTGGTTATTGTTCCACTGATAAACATATCAATAAAGTTTACACAAGCTCCTTCAGATTGTGTTCTAATGATTGTAGCATTATCAGGCACACCTGTAAGACTATATCCTGCTTGCAAAGCAGCTTTTGATATACCAGATGCTAATGCTGTTGTAAAGCCATCAGCATCTGAATAAAGATTAAAGGGTCCTGTATCTACCCCAGCTAAAGTTAATGTTACTAATACTGTCATTTTATATTTGGTTTTTATATTAAAGTTGAGTCCATGAGCCTCCTCCAGTTATTGATCTAAATAATCCAGTTGTTGATGCAAGTAATCTATATACTCCATCTGTACCACCTACAGCACAATCTGTAAATGGTCTTTGTCCCATACCAGTAAGATTACTATTAATAACAGATCCTAAAGTATCACCACCAACAGGATATGTTTCTGCTGGAAAAGTTATTTGGTTAGGAGAGTCACCTGCATAAGTCATTACAGTGCCATATCCAGAAGGAGATGTAGATGTATATAATTGTCCAACTCTGTACCACCTTCTTAAAGAGTCTCCATTTGTAATACTGGTAAAAGATGCTCCATAATTAGTAGACTTAAACATATATCCTCTTGATAAATATCCTCCACCAAAACCACTAGTAGATCCTGTTACAACAACAGTTGAACCATCACTACTACAACTAATATCTACTACATATTGAGTTCCAACACTTATTGTTTGCCAAGTTACACCATAGTTAGATGATCTCATTACATATCCATAAGAAAAATCAGTATATGAAAGATACATATATTGACCATCATTGCTTATTGCTACTCCTTGTATACTTCTATACTGTTGTGCTATTAATCCTGGAACATACGACCAAGATCCATTAGCTCCATAGTTATTTGAAATCTTTGTACTAAAAGTTATACCACCTGGTTCTTCATAACAAACTATTATATATTGTCCATTTCCAGACATTCCTGTTCCTTCAAAATATTCTTGTGTATGAGCATTTACTCTTAGAGTTATATCATCATAAGACGCACCATAATTACTAGATAAAAATAGTGGACCATTTAATGAACTAGCAATCATATACTGACCAGTGTCAGACATTGCTATTCTTTGCCAATAATATAATGTATTTGTAGAAGATGCTTGCCACGTTGCACCATAATCAATAGATCTATATAAACTTCCTTGTAAGAAACCTATATTTCCTCCAGCAGAACCAGTTGCTACCATTTGATATTGACCAGATCCTCTATTCATAGATACTGCTGTTATAGGAATTCCTCCATTCTGATCTTGGAAGTTAACATTTATAGGAGTTGCTTGTCCATCAATGATAGTTAATTCTATATCATTAGGAGCATATATAGTTTCATAATTAAGAGGAATTAAAGTATATTGTGGTCCACTTACATTAAAAAAAGTACCATCAGAGACTACATTTCCATTTACAGATAATGTCACACTAAAAAATCCTGATGGGCTAGTACTAGTACCATCAACTTCTATATATAAAAAAGGGTCAAGACTACTACCAAATTGAGAATAGTATTGAGAAGTTTGAGTTGAAGATGCAGGAAGACTCCAAAGTCCCACTGGTACTTGATAAGTAAAATCATAATAATATATTCCTGTGAAAGATATACCATAATTAGGAACTAGTGTAGCACCTCCATACAATGCAACGTTGTCTTTTACAATTAGTTGATTTTGAGACTTATTAGCAAATGGAGGATATTCTGATACACTACTAGGTACAACTATATAATCTTCAAAATCTTGTTTGGTAATTTGTTCATTACTTACAGGAATAGGTTGACTAAAGAAAAACAATCCTGTGTTACAAGCATCTTGTAAATTATTAAATGATATACACTGATTAGGTAGTAATGTATTCCAACTCATTATTTGTTTAATTTAGCTTCTAATTCTGCAATTCTTTTTTCTAATGCTGCTATCTTTAATGTATGTACGTCCATGTAATTTACAGATAGTTTATCTTCTCCTGTAACTGCGTCTGGAAGTATTGATTGTACTTGTTGAGCAGAATAACCATATCTAACTTTATCTGTGTCATTGTCAGTTCTTATAAACTTAATTACGTCTATACCTAATAAATCTATTTGAGGATTATATTCTAATACATTTTTATATCTAATATCTGATGTCTCAAAAAATCCTGTTGCTGAGATGGCTGTATTAGATACCCATCCTGTAGCTGTAATTGCATAAAATGAAAAAGCTAATGCTGAGTTATATATACCTTTATCTGCAACATCATTTACAAAGTGACCACTACTCTTTATTTCTGTACCACTATATACACTTCCACTACATTCAAGACTTTGTCCTAAGCCACCAACAGCATTAATAGATACATATCTAGTAAAATTAACTACAGTTCCATTATCTGTTATAGGAGCATTACCAACTGCTGTGGCACTAGTAAACTTAGCAAGGTTATTTGTTGTACCACTTATAGTTCCAGCACCACTTGAACCAGAAGATCCAGATGAACCAGATGAACCAGATGATCCACTTGAACCAGATGTTCCAGTAGCTCCAGAAGTTGCACTAGATCCACTTGATCCTGAAGAACCAGATGATCCAGAAGAACCACTTGTTCCATTAGTACCAGATGTACCAGATGTACCATTGGCTCCAGCATCACCTGTATCACCTTTTACACCTTGAGGTCCAGTGGGACCAGTTAAACCAGTGTCACCCTTTAAACCCTGAGGACCTGTTGGGCCTGTTGGACCAGTTAATCCTATTACACCTTGAGGTCCTTGTGCACCTTGAGGACCAGTAGGGCCTGTTGGACCTGCAATACCTTGTGGTCCAGTAGGGCCTGCAATGCCTTGTGGTCCAGTAGGTCCTACTGGACCTGTAGGACCAGCAACACCACTTGTACCACTTGTACCACTTGTACCAGTACTTGTACCAGAAGTGGCAGCAGTACCTGATGTACCTGTAGTCCCTGTTGTGCCTGATGTTCCTGTGCTACCTGAGGTGCCTGTTGTTCCAGACGTACCTGTAGTACCTGTGGTACCAGAGGTACCTGTAGTACCAGATGTGCCTGAGGAAGCAGACGTACCAGCTGTACCAGACGTGCCATTAATTCCAGAAGTACCATTACCACCAGCTGCACCAAACAGATTCACTGTCCATACAGCATAAGTTCCTGCACCCACTGCTGTGGTGACATTAACCACCATAGCACCTGTTCCACTATTGTAAGAGGTAACAGTTCCTTGCATTGTATTGCTTACATCATATACTATGATAACTGTCTGTGCAATACTATATGCTAGTCCTGTTCCTACTGTTAAACTCTTTGCTCCTGCTCCTATTAATAAAGAAGTTGTAGAACTTGTTAAATATCTATCTCCATCTAGACCTGCAGTTCCAGAAGATGCTGATGTGCCAGATGTTCCAGCTGTACCAGTTAATCCACTAGATGCAGAGGTACCTGAAGTTGCACTTGTACCAGCTGTAGCATCTTGACCAGATGTTCCTGCTGTGGCATCCTGACCACTAGTTCCAGAACTTCCATCTGTTCCAGTAGTTCCATTAGTTCCAGATGTTCCAGAAGTTCCATCAGCAGCAGAAGTACCACTAGTAGCAGAAGTACCTGAAGTACCACTTAAACCATTTGTACCACTTACACCACCAGAGCCACTAGTTCCATTTGAACCAGCTCTACCAGAAGAACCACTTGTACCACTAGAACCATTTGATGATGTACCAGATGAACCTGTAACTCCAGATGAACCAGAAGTACCATTTGATCCAGAAGGACCTGTAGCACCAGAGGTTGCAGATGTTCCATTAGTTCCAGATCTACCAGAAGAGCCAGAGGAACCTGAAGTACCAGAGGTTCCATTCAATCCTACTACACCATTACTAAAAGCATCATCTATTAATGATAGTGCACAGTCTAAGTTTTGTCCAGTTTGTATTCCTGTGTAAGGTAAGTTAGGTCCATTATATATAACAAGATTTGCTGTAGTTGCACAAGGAAGTGAATTACAGTTTTCATTAGGATGATAATATGCGTTATAACAAGGATCGCCAGGGTTGCAAGCCATTTTATTATTAGTTTAAATAAATTAAGGAATATACATTATATAATACGCAGCAATAACAGGTTGAATGTTTGCATGAGAACCACCACCACCTGTGTTATCAATTCCAATAGCTACGTTACCAGGATTGTTAGAAGTAACTGTTATTCCAGTTGTACTAGTTGTAGTTTGAACATTCTTAGGAGTTCTATTTACAATACCAATACTACCTGAACTATCCCAACCTTCTGGTGTATTACCAACAAAATGAAAGTGACCAGGATCATTTAATGTAACAGTTGTTGTTCCTATTCCAGTATGTGAGTGAGAAGGCATTTGTGATGTAATAAGTGTTACAGTATTTGCACCTGCTGTGGTAAATAATGCATAGTTTGGATTTCCTACAAAGTTAGGATCTACAGCAGCATCAAGACCAATATTAATAGGAGGAACATTTGCAATAGCTCCAACAGCAACACGTCCTCTTTTATCAGGAGTGGCATTAAGACCATTACATAAATATACCTTATAGAAACCAAGACTTGGAATACCAACTCCTGATCCATCAAAGTTAGTTAATGGTCCATAGTATTCATATGCTACAAATGGAACCATTTTCAAATACTGTTGGATAGAAGAACCACCTGAAGAGCTAGCTATATAAGCTGCTATCAAAGCATCAAGGTCTGATAGTTTAACATAGTTTGTAGCTACATCAAGTTCAAGAGCAGCAAGATCAGCTATAGTATCACATAGCCTTGTTATAATAGCTTGGACAATAGCATGTGTATCTGAGCTAGCTGTTACACCAGTCAAACAATCAATTGTATAGTCAGCATTTAGTATAGCTATTTCAGCATCAATTGCATCAATCTGAGCTTGTAAGTCACAAACTACTTTTACTAAAGCATTAAACAACTGTGCAGATGTCCAAGTATCTGCTTCACTTGGAGTAGGTAAATAACCATTTAAAATAGCACAACGTATACTTTCTAATATAACAATGCTATCTCCTTCCCCAGTTAAAAGAGGAACTAAACTATTAATTATATTATCTAAGACAGTCTGAAGATTATCTCCAGATTGTATATCTAAAGGAATGCTGTCAAGACCTGTATATCTAACACATTGGTCAGATACAGTTTCTACACAGCCATTATAGCAACTTTCACAAGACATGGTTTATTTATTTATAAATTAACACTTTAACTCTACTTACAACTTGAGATGTAGTGGGAAGACCACATACCATAGCATAGGTTGGGTTACAAAGTCTGTATGTTAATATTTGTTTGTAATTTAATAAATCTTGTATTATCTCTCCAGGAATATAATTATTCAAAGAGAAGACAATATTATTATATTGGAGCTTTGCCCAATATGTTAATCTTTCATCAATTTGTGTTAATGTAACAGGAATACTGGCATCAATAACACAATCTGTTAATCTTGGTGATAACATCTTTTATTCTATTTGTAGCAGTTTTAAGTTTGTTGTTGCATGCTGAACATAGGCCATTAATTAATTGACACCCACATCCTACCTTCATGCCACATCCTCTACAGTTTGCCATATTAAGGAAAATTAATTATATAGTTGTTTCCTGTACAACCACATTGGTTTGCAATAAAATAATCCAATTGTCTATTAGCTTGGATATATAATTTGTTGGCTGTATCAATAGCACAGTTATTAGCTGCTGCTATGGAGCCTTGAATCATAAAGCTTATACTACTTAAAACTACTTTTGCTTGTGTTCTTATAGCTGAATCACATTCCATCATGTCTAATTTCATAAATGCACCATCAAACTTTTCTTGAATAAGCTCAGTACGCATAATGTTCTTCTCTACAAAATTTGTAGTAGCTGGAGCAACTGAGTATTTCATGAAATATATTCCATCAGGCAAAGGCGATGTTGCTGGAAATGGAGTTAGTCCTAAAATGATTGAATTATAAACATTGAAGCTATTAACATTAAATGGAATAGCTACAGGTGTTGTGAAACCAGGAACAGTAATTTGCATAGTAGGAGCACTAACAACAGGTGGATTTGTATCATAGACAGATATGTCAGCTATACCTAATGTTTGTGTAGTGTATGTATTAATTACTAAAAAATCTAATGTCATGGTTTTTTCTAATAAAAATGCCAGAGGATTTGAGATATCCTCTCACCCTCTGGCATAGGTTAATATGATGCTACCTTTTTTCCTTAAGGGATCAAAGTAGTTGTTGTTGAAGTGCTAGGCCATACAGTAGTTGTAGTACTAGTAGTAGTGATACAAGCTGTGTCACCTGCAACAGCTCCTAAACCAGCTACTAATATAGCTTCGATAGCAGATGTTTGATTCTCAGGAACAGCAATGATCACCATGCTATCTTCCATAATATAGTCACCCCATTGGTAAGCACTCTTATCATACTCATTGAATTTGATATAGTACAAATCATAGATCTGACCATCAGTTACCCAAGACTCAAAGTTCTCGTTGTAACCATTCATTCTGTATAAATGCTTTAAGTAACCAGCTTGGTAGCTATAGAAGTTCTTCTCTAATTGTTGAACTTCAGCAGAAGTACCAACAGCATAGTTAGAACGTTGTGTGATAACAGGTTGAGCAACTCTATTACAAGGATCGTCAACGATGAAGTCAGCAGTTGTAGCTGGACCAGAGAAGATGAAAGTTCTAAAGTAGAATCTGTCATACTCCCAAGGGAATGCAGCAACGTCACAAGGTTGTCCATAAGCAGTCAAAGGTTTACCAGTAATACGTAACAACGCATCTTGATCGTTACCAATTCTTTGGAATTGATAGAACTGAGTCAAATAAATGTTGTCTGGGTTATCACCAGGTGCACGTGCTTCTAACTTTAAGATTAATGAATCAATTAAAGCAGGAACATCAACGTCTGTACAAGGATCATCACCACATCCAAGACATGGAGCATTAACTGTTACAGAACGAGTGAAACCATTGAAATACAATGTGTTTAAGTAGCTAGAGAAACCACGTAAAGTTAATGTTACAATCTCACCAGGTTTTACTGTGAAGTCAACTACATCAGTTACTTGATTCACTGGAGTAGGACAACCTAAAGATTTGTACCATTCAGTTACATTTGTTTTACAAGAGTTACCACTAGGACATCCAGAGATTTTGTCTGAACGCTTAGAACCTTGTAAGTAGGTGTTAACTCTACCTTGAGCTACATAAAAGTAAGGGGCAGCAGCAATGTTACTTGCATCTGCAACGCTGTAGTCATTTAGGAATATTCCTACTTGACCAGCTGTTAAATTCTGTGTTGATCCAGAGCTAGGTAATGTATTTCCTACTGGTACAACAAAGAGGGTGGTTAGAGAAAAATCAGCCATTTTGCTTTATATTTAATTGTTAAAAATTATTCGTTTGTTTGTATTCTGTAAATTGAGCTTTGAACAGCACTTTGGTTTTCTGTATACATTGCCAAGTTTTGTACTGTCAGATCTAATAGTTCATCTTCTAGGTATAGTTCAAGTTCACAATCCTGATCGAATGAGGGTAAGCCATCAAGCATAATATATCCTGTCTTATTTATATATTGAGGATATCTCATGTAAGAGATATATATATCCTTAGGTGTAAATGTACCATCTGTAAATATAGAGATCTCATCAGAAGATATAAAGTTGAATGTCTCTTGGTATTCAAAAGAAGGTCTGTAGTGGACATTGTTTAAGCAAAACTGTAAATCACCATGCTTAGCAAGATCTCTATTAATCCAAACCTTTCTATCTACACATCTTCCTTTATCAGCTAATATGTAACTATCTATGTAGAACATGTACTGAGGTACAAGAAGATGGATGTTTGCAAACCATTGATTTAGTTCAGCATTCTTCAATACTAGAGGAAGAGGTTGGTGGTTGTAAGGCTGTACAAGACTTTGTAAGTCTTCGTAACGCTTCTTGAACGCATCCATGCCTAATCCAGAAACTGTACTAAATCCATCAACCTTTTGCTTTATAAGCTTAATTTGAGCCTCATTCAACGCTAAGATCTTATCTTCTACAGGAATCTCTTGATGCTCATTAGTGGATAGTTTATTTAGTTTCTGATCAATCTTATATAATAAACTATCTACTGGGATCATATTGCAGCTATTTTTTTACCTTTCAATTTACCTTCTAAAATTAATAATTGGTCTTGGTTATCTTCATCTGCTAAGAACTTCACTAAGTCATCCTCATCAGTAGCTATCTCAAACTCACCTTCATAAATCTTGCCATTTGGTTTAGCTCTATATACTGAATGAGCAACAGCTTGTTTAACCAAGTCTTTAATATGGAGTAAGTTTTCTTTCATATCTGCAAATCTACCAAACACCTCAATTGGATTTAAGCCTTGGTATTTGCCATTCTTGAATTCAGTTTGTTTCAATAGGTTATCCACCTGATTGTAAACTGTTTCTTCTTTGGAATCATCTGATACTGGAAGACCAAGTAGACGAGCCACTTTCTTCTTCTTCTCAGGAGTCATACTATCAAACTTAACAATTGCTTTATTAATAAGTTGTTTCTTCTTAAACATCACCTTGTTCTCAATATCATCATCAGCAACGTAGTACTGAATATCAGCAGGGAATTCACCACGCTCCCAAGCTTGATAGCTAGAAGCAATTGTTGGATGAACTCTCAACCATGAAAATGCTAACTCTTGTAATGGCAATGTAAAGTCAAAATAGTTATCACCATCTAACAACTTAACTGGTTGAACGTGCATAGAATCATCAACAGAAGTTGATAAGCCATAATTCCAGAATGTAGAACGAGGACTTAAGTCAGCACTTAATGCTGCTTCAAGTTTGTCCCTTAACTCTGTTACTCTTTCAGTTTCTAATTCCCTTTCTAAAGGGTCTTGGATTCTTTTGATATAACTAGCTTTAGGATCTAAGCCTGTTCTGTACTGTCCATCTAACTCTTTGTAAGGATACTTAAATACACCTGTACCAGGGATTCTTGTGTAACCTTTCATTGCAAGTCCACCTTGCATTGTTTGCAATTGTGAATTGTTGTACTCTTTTTTAATAGTAGAGATTTTTCCTATCTTACCCATATGTAGTTGTTTTTTATTGGTTTATTTGCAGATGGTTCCCATCGAAGGGAACACTGTAAGGCATGGAGCCTGTACATGTCCATCTGTGTTAGAAGACTCCCCCACTGGGATGTGGGGGGAAGGTCTTCTGAGTTTTTTGCGAAACACCATTGGTGTCAGTCTTAGGATACTATCCTTAGAGGGGCATTTATTAGAATTGAGGAATTTCTTCAATCAATACTGTACGAGATAAATCTTCGATAAATACATCACAACGATCTTTCATCCAGATCTCATATCCAGGGAATTTGTTCGCAGAACTCATACCTTGAGACTTAGCAAAGCCTAAGTGGTGACGAGTACCATCGATATAACCCCAAGTCATAGAAGGTGCACCCTTCATACGTACTTCACGAATATTGTTGATCATAGAACCATCAGACATTGGAGATACATCAAACACCATAAATACTGGAGTTGACTTCTTGTTTTGTCCAAATTCTAAGTTTGTTTGAGGTAAGTCTAATTCTTTCAAGTGAATTAATTCAACACGACCAGTCTCACGAGTTACCATTGCATCGAATGCAAAGTTGTAAGTGATATGTTGACCTTCACCTTGCATGTATCTGTTACCAGAATCAGCCATGAAAGTAAGACCAGAATTCAAAGCATCTGTTTTTAAAGCTTGTTGGAATACGTCAAAGCCAGCTTCATTAGTGTACATTTTAACACGTCTGTCTTTAACATCCACACGTCTGTAGAATAAGTCACCAAATACAGAACGAATCAAGTTAGCTGTAAACTCACCACGATTGTATTGTACTAAGTTACCATTGTTACGCATTCTGTGATATACACCAGCAGAAGTACGCTTTAATTCTTGCTTAGAACCATTAGTCTTCACAGTTCCAGGACGAGCCCAGATCATACGCTTAACTTTTAATTCTAACATAGACTTACGCATCCAGAACTCAATAAATGGTTCCCACTTAACATCATTACGAGTTAAAGGTAATTGGTTACGTCTTTGAGGAGCATATACTAAGATGTCTAAAGGTTTGCCAGAAGCATCTCTCATCATCTTGTCATCAGCCCACTCAGTGATTTTGTGCTCATAACCATATGCAGAACCTAAAGATTCAAACATTGTGATTTGCTCACCTAAACGAGGAAGACCTAATAAGTCTTGATCGAACTCACCAATAGCAGCATCAACTAACTCTAATTCCACACCCACTTGCAAGAAGATAGGGCTTACGAAATCAACAGTTGGGTTGTCACTTACTAAATTGAAAGTGTATAAGTATCCAACGTTCCAAGGAACTGGATCTTTTACTACGTAGAAACGTGGACCATATTGACGTGTACCTACAGAGATAATTGCGTTCTTAGAAAATTCATTAGTGTCAATGATTAATTGAAACTCTTGACCATCGATACCAGGCTTGGATAACTCCAAAGTGCTAGTAGGAACGTCAATGATTTTTGGGAACTTGTAAGGTACTTGTACCTGCCATTTCCAAGCATCACTATTATTGTCGATATAGTAAGGTGTGCTCTTGTTAATCATGTCCAAGAAGTCATTACTATAAAGAGAACTCTGAGTATACAAGCTGATGATTTTCTTATCATAATCAGCAGGCTCAGTTGAGTGAAAGCTCTCTAGATGGTTTGAGTCAGTCAATTTACCTACTGCACGCTTGTCCATAGAAGCTACTCTAGCATAGGTAAAACCAGTTAAACCTGGGATTGTTTGAATTGCCATTTGTTATCCTTTTTTAATTTTTGTTATATAAATTGTTTATTGAAACCAAGAAGTGGATTTAGTGGTTGGTTTAGATTTCACTGAACTCTTCTGGGCTTGTCTGGCAACTTCACCAAATAATTCATTAGACTTTTTGGTGATACCTGTCTTTTGAATAGTAGATAATGTAGGATCTTTCTCCATTATCTTCATGATCAACGCAAGCTTTACTTTGGTTGCATGATTCTCAGGACGTTTCAGCTCCAGAATTGTACGATCAAAATCAGTGAGAGTCTCACCTGAATTTGTTTTGTACTTGTCTGTTACTAGGAAATCTTGTAGTTCACCAGCTAATTTAGGGTTAATTGGTATGCCATCAAATTCTTTAGCTTTAATCTTCTCTTGTAAAACATTGTTTACATTCTGTAAGTATTGTTGCTTGATGGCTTGTTGCTGTTGTAATTGGACCTCTTTTTGTTGCTCCATTTGTTGAAGCTTTTGGCCTTCTTTCTTTATTAGAACCTTATGATGTTTAGCAGCAACACTTTCTAAATCACCATAGTTTTTTAATCTTTCTACTTCTGTTATAACATCTTCAGGCTCAAATCCTTGATCAGTCAAAGCTTGTTTAATAACAGCCACTTGATTGTTCTCTTGAGTTAAGTCCATTTCAGCAAAAGATTGTATTTGGCTAAATGCACCAAAGTAATCTTTAGGATCAACTCCTTTTACAAATATGGCATCAAATGCTTTTTGATAATCTTCTCCAAACTGTCCAATGAAATTATCTACAATTTCAATAGCTCCTTTTTTCTTTTCTGCTTGGAAGCGTTCTAAGAATGCTTCAGGAGTATCTATTGCAGTTTCTTCTTCTTCGTCCTCTTTAGAGAAAACACCTAGTTTGAAAAGGTCATTTGATAATGCAGTGAATTGACTCGTAGGAGCTTCTTCACCTTCTTCATTATCATCCTTACTATCTTCTTGATTATCAGCAGATTGCGTAGCTTTTTTAGCTGGTGCAGTTGCTGGTTCGTCATCTTCACTTTCTTCATCATCTTCACCATACAAGAAATCTTGAATCCCTTTAACAGGTTCGTCTTTCTTATCTTCTGCAGGATCTGCAGGATCTGGGATAGCGTGTTGCTTAGAAGTAGTTTTCTTTGTTGGAGCAGGAGCAGGTTCATCTTTGATGTCATGAATGTCATCAGGATTAGATGTAGCACTTTCAGGAGACATTAAATCATTTAATAACTCTTGGTTGCCCATACCCATGTCCATAGTATCTTGAATACTAAAGTTGCCTATCTGAGGCATATCTAGATTTTCAGCCATATGTAGTTGTATTTATTTGGTTTTCAATGTAAAAGTATATCAAGTTAAATTAACAGCAAAGAGACAAGGCTCCATATAGGCTATTATTCAATATAATATAGCATTAATATTTTTTACTCTAATCTAATTTGTTAGTAAAATTGTCATTTATAAGCCTATAGCTTCTTATTGGAGCAAGATCTGTAAGCGTAACTTGTTGAACTTCAACTCCCCACTTGCGTGCTTCCACCCTAACTTTCTTTGTCAAAATATTATCAAGTTCAGAATCTGTACACTCTTCTAAGGTCATGGACATAATAATATTTTTTATAATGCTTTGAGACATGTCTGACAGAGCATCCTGTGCATCATAGACTTCTAGTAAGAATATCTTAACATCTGCTATCTTATATTTGACAAGTCCTTTGACTACAATATTTTGCTTATCCTTTGTATATAAAGATTGAGCATCAAGACTAAGTGTTGTTACCACTACGTGTTGATCAATCACCTCATCAAAGAAAGGAATCTTAAAGTGTATACCTGGTAGTAACACTTGATTAAACTTTCCAAATCTAAGGAGTACAGCTTGTTCGTAGTCTCTGATAATGATAAATGGTAGAATGTGATTCCACCATTCAATCAATACCTCAATCAGTTTATCAAACATTATTTAGGTTTTTTAGTAGCTCTTCCTTTAGCGTTTTCTTTAGCAACAGCTAAGTCATTTGCTTGGTTATCTCGTGCCACTTGTAGTTTCTCTTTCTCTAATTGTAACTTCTCAGCAGCAAGTCTATTCTTAGTCATATTATCTTGCATCTTCATTTGATAATCTCTTGAAGCACTTTCTTTTTGTAATCCTATCTTTTCAATTTCTAGAACATCAGGAGAGCCAGATTTATCTACATCAGACAATGGACCTGCTTTAGATTCAGCTCCAATAAGAGCAATCTCTTTCTTATTGATTCTATCAAGCTCAGCTTGGTAGTTGTCATTAGCTATCTTATTATCAGCTTGTTGTTGAGCCAACTGAAGTTGAGCTTGAGCTTGTTGTTGCTGTTGTTCAAGTTCTTGTTGCTTTTGTTGCATTTGAGTATTTTGTAATTGCTCTTGTCTCTCCTTGAGTGTCTTAAATACCTTCTTCATTTGTCTCATGGAGTTAGTACTGTAAAGTTCAATTACATCATGTAAAGATCCACCATTTTGAAGAACTGCTTGAGACAATCCTCTAATTTCATCAAATGCTTTTCTATCTTCAGGTCTGTTAGTTAAATATACTTTTAAATCTCTGAATCTAAGATCTGTACCATTTACAGTTACAAAAGCAGATTCTCCTTGATTAGTAATATAAGATATAGTTGATTGTGGCTTCTTAGCTTCTACATATAAAGCTGCATCAATAACAGCTTGATATAACTGACCCATAATATATTCATGTGCTACAAACAAAGGTTCTGTCTGAGCATAAGATTGTGTAATTGCTGTATTGGTACCTGTAGCTGTTTCACTAGCAGATACAGATCCTAATCTTTGTTTAGACATACCAATTAATTCCCAACACTCATTCTTTATTTGTTGAGCTAGAGTATATCTTGCTTGGATCTCTGTAGTACGTGTAAGGTCAAGACTTGTAAATTGATTGAAGCTAGATGGACTCTTTAAGTTCTCAGGACTATCATCTACAAATACAACTCCTCTGTTACGTGCTTCCATTTCCCAGATATCTAATGCATCTTGAGCATCTCCATCCTTAGGAATAGGAATGTGTCTAATAGACATCAACTGCACTTTACCCACTTCCTTCTCAAGTAACTTATACAATTGGTTCATACAAACATTGTATATAACTTGGAAAGGTTTCATCATATCTACTAAACTCTTAGCTTCTGTATTCTTAACTTCAAATGTTTGACCTATGATAGGACAATAAGGTAATAACTTATAAGGTTTAACATGATAGATATCTGGACCAATCTTAATACCTTGGTACCATTGGTTAATCCATCCCCATTCTAATGATTCTTGTGTAGGGATAGTTCCTGATTTATAATTTTCATCTACAAGTAAAGATTGCTCATTACCCATCTCATCTGTGTAGATTACTTTACCTATCTTCTTTTTAGAAATCCAGTAAGCTCTTACCACTACATACTTGTAACCAAATGAAGATACGTTAGATGTAAGTCCCAAGAAGTCCTTAAGACCATCATTGTTCTCTTTCATTTCTGATTCAATAAGCATTCTAGTCTGTAAGACTAATGGGTCAAATGTATCATATTGGATAGAGTCATTACCTGGAACAGCGTTAGGATTACCTAAGTTAGATTCACGTACATTGATTAATCCATAGTCTTGTAATGAACTACGTAAGTGATCTATCTCATCTTTGGTTAAGTCAGGAATAGCTTCAATGATTTCAGATAATTCTAATACTTGTACAGTACCAGCAGCGTATGCTCCTTGTGCTCTACCAGTTGTATCAGATATCCACTTTCTATCTGGAGTAGTTAAGAACCAAGTGTTCTTAGGGTTAGCTACCTCAATATTAAATCCAAGTTTAGAGTTGTCCTCATAGACATGAAAGAACTCTCTAGCAGATATTAATAAGTCTCTAAATGAATCTTCTCCTTTTTCTTTAAGATTAAATTCAATCTTTTGAGCTGAAAGAATATGATTTGCCCACTTCTCTGCTACAGATGTATAGTTATCTATTTCATCTTTTACTTGTTCCATGGTCATTTGATCCAACTCCTCAGGATCAATTTCTTGACCTTGAGCCATAGCATTTTGTTCTATCTTTTGCTTTGCTTGATTGATTACATATTCGTTTAGTATCTGAGTTTTAAATTGTAACTCTTCAGCTTGACTATCATCATCAAATGCTTTTACTAGGAAAGCATCAGGTCGCTTTGATATCTCTCCTACTAATTCATTAATAGGAGTTGTCATTATAGAATAATGTTTTACATAAGCAGGAAGTTCAAGATCTGATGTAAGTACATCTGTAAAACTTCTAACTTCTGGTTCTACAAAGAAATCTTCTCTTCTTAAAATACCTTTAACAAGATCATAGTTTTTTACAAATGTATCTCTAGCTTTGACATACTCAGCATAGGCTTTGTTTGCAAAGTAGTCCATTGTATTTTTGATCCAGCTTTCATCCATCTTTTCCTTCTCAGTTTTAAACTGATCAGGAAAGATATTTAGATAAGCATATCTTATTGTTGCGTCTTTCGTGTACCTTATAATTGCCATTATGAAAACAATTTATTTCGTTTATATTTATTTTTTGATTGTCCAAACATGTTATTTCTAGAGTCAGTGAAGAGTATGTTTCCTCTCTTCTTCTTAAACATAGAAGCAACTCGTTCATCACTTGTTCCACCTATCTTACCCATAATTGGGTCCATCTTCAAAGCTTGTGCTATGGCTAACTCTGCAGCTATGATTCTATCAAAGTTACCTTGATCATTGTATTGAATAATCTCTTCAAGCAATACAGGATCAAATATCTTACTCACACCTAACACTTCTCTAATCACTTCACCTGCTTCATTCTTTTCCACAAAGATTGGAGCTTCCATATACTTCTTTAAACAAGTGTGAAGATAGTCAATTATCTTCTGACTTGAACGATGAATACCATAATCTCTTTTAACTGTAGTGTTAGGAACAATCTCTTTCAACCATTCAGGTTGTCTTTCTAAAAAGTGAGCATCTCCTTTAGCTTTCATATATTCAATAAAGGATATATCATCATTCTCACAAAGAGCTCTAGCATTATAATACTTTATAAGAAGTCTAGCTTGTTCTTCCCAAGTTTCTTTCTTATCAGGTCTTGCACAATACGAAGCTACGAACATATCTTGATATTTCTCACCACTAATTTCATGCATCCTCTTATATATGTATACAGATCCAAGCGAAGTTGAATATGCAGACTTACCTTGTCTATATGGATCGACTCCTGCTACATACAATCCATAAGGTGGATTATCTATAGGGAATTCATATATAACTACAGGTGCTTCTTTTAAGTCTGAGTTCTTTAGAGGGAAGTTAGAGATAGGTAGTTTATCTGTAAACTCATGCTCTATACCATTCTCTCCAGAAAATAATATAACTGGAGTTCCTGTTCTTTCTTGTTGTAACAACCTGGACTTCTGTCTCTTAGCACTCTCAATATCAAATATATTTGTGTCCTCGTTCAAGAAGATATCATCTACCTCTTGAGGATAGTACATCTTTTCTTTTAGATAGGCAATACGATCACCAGCTTTCTTAAGTCTTTCTAAATCTCTATTAGTAATTTCTGTAGCCTTATCTTCATTACTTACAAGCATTTTAACATTATGTAAGTCTGAACTAGCTGACTCATTTAAGTATGCTCCTAGTGTAGAATCCTCCTTTGCCTCCATTCTATATTTATGGGAGATAAACAACCCATGTATACGTTTGTCATCTTTAGCATTATTATATGTAAGGAAATTAAAGTTGTCTACGTCAAACATTAAGCTTTTGGCATCCATGAATTTCTTCATGTCACCACCTGTACCAGTAAGAATGGGACTACATCCCCAACCATAGGGTGTAGTGAAACCAGGAATAGCTGCCTGTAAGCCTCGAAGGAAATTTCCTTTACCAATCTCATCTATAATTAATTTACGTGGTTTTGTACCTGCAATTGCCTCTTCATTATTACCTTCATCAAGGTTACGTATTAGAATGGAAGAGAATGGGATACGTTCACCAGACTTGGTCTTTATACCTAGAGTCACTTGGTTCTTCCAGTTGTCCTCAATTCTCTGCCACCTCCAATACTCAGGAATGAAATTCAATCCTTTGTCAATCTTATCAGTAATCAGTTTTATATCTGGGGCATTTAAGCCTGCTATGATATTCTGACTGTTTTCATCAAAGGTCGCACCCCATGCAATATAGGATGCTTCAAGAACAGACTTGGCAAAACGTCTAATACCTAGAATGACTAAGCCCCTCTTTTCTTGTTGAGCTCTGTCAATTTCGTTCGTCACAAGCCATTCATTATCTCTCAATAGGGGATTGGCATATTTCTGTGCAATCCTCCCATAACTATCTATTATATCTACTTCTGTATGCCATATATTAAGGTGCCAGTAAAGGAAAGGATTAATATAAGTTCCTCCCATCATAGCTCCATTTAAGCATAGCTCTCTGTGAAAGTCAAAGAATGGCTTACATTCCTGAGACTCTTTATCAGGAATACGCTTCTGATTTATAAACCAGTCTTTGTAGTCTATACTTTGTAGTTCCATTATTTTCTATTTGCTAAGAACTCAGCAGCAGCTCCTGACAACTCACCTTTACCTCTCACTTCCACCTTAGCTTCTTCCATGTTTCTTAGCTTATCTACCACCTCTATTAATGCTAGATAGTTTTTCATTGTCTCTTGGACAAATTTACCTTGAGCTTCAATAGATGCTATCACCATAGGTAACAGTCCTCCTTTTGCTGTAGGTTTCCACTCAATCCTATCTTTCAATTCATGCAGTGGGTTAGCATTCACATAAGCTTTCCATGAAACGAGTTGTGACTCAGCCCATTCAAGCTCTGTATTTACGTATGTAGTTTTTTTAATAGTTGCCATCTTCTTCTTCCTCCTCCTTAAGGATATTATCAAGGTCCATGCCTTCTTTAATTATTTTTTCAAGTTCAGAGTCATCTGTGTGTGGGACATCCATCTCAATCTCGCTCTTATATTTGCTTAGAGCAAAAGCAAGTTCTTTATCTGTTATACCCCAGATATCACCATAGTCTGAAAGAGCTGTAGCTAGATGTCTTCCAATATTATATGTTGGAAAATCATCATGTAGTTCTTGTAGTATATTAATGACTTCTGTATAGTGAGTCTTTTTACTCATTAGTTTTATATTAATTCATTTAAATCATCATCTGTTAGCTTTGAAGATATGATCTCTAGGTCAACACCTATTTCTCCAAAGTTTTCTTTTCCATGTTCTGTCATATAGTCTCTTGTAAAGGCTATACCCATTCTATCAAACTCAACCCCAGGAACTCCCACTATATCAACATAGTCTATACCTTTATTATATAAGTCAACAAGCGTATCAATTAGCCTGTCCAGTGGAATCCTCTCTATTTTCACTTCCCTGCTTTCCATATATTGTTTGTATTAATTGATCTTCATCTTCCTTAGATTCCATCTCTGGTCCCCATTTGTCTATGGGACAGCTACAAGATAAACACTTAGTTTTTGCTGATAGGACACATCCACAATGGGTGCAATGCTTATCAAACCTACGAGGCTTCTTAGGTTTGTTCTCAGAACACCATTCGCATTGATCACAAATGGCCATACGTTCTTTACTGACTTGTCTAATCTGTTCTTTTATTTCATCAGCTGGAAAGAGGTTGTTCTTCCACCCCTCGTATATCTGAGAGAAGTTGATCTTCATATATAGTTTTTGTTGTTAGCAAATTGATCAGAGCTTCTGTTTTTTCTAGTGTCACCTTAGATGAACGTTTCTTTTGTTCAGATGTAGTTTCATCTATTATTATCCTTTCCATTGCCTGCTTCTTAGCATTCAATTGTCCAAGTCGTTTTATAGCTTTCTTCTCATTGAAATAGAACTTACCAAAGCCAGATATCTCTAGACTATTGTTAAGATCCATTGCCTCATTGGCAGACTGAAACTGATGGTTTATCACAGCCTCAATCATCTTTTCATTCATCATCATCTTAACTGCAAGCGTCCTAACTAGGAAGTCTTTAACAGACATGCTTATAGGCTTATCCATGTATTAGACTTATTTGCAATATAATATCCTTGTCGAAGTTGAGCAAGATGAGAGGATTGACCTTCACCTTTGTCCCATCCTTTACAAACACACCCATCTTCTTCAGCTTACTAATAATGTTATTGATTGCAGGAGATGTACTGTCGTACTTCTCACAAAACTCCTTACGTATGTTAGCATAGGATATATTACCCTTCATGGCAGCAAACGCAATAAGCTGTATCTCCCTGTTTGTCAACTTAAGGTCGTTGACAGATGACAAGATCCTATAATACTTCTCAGCCAGGACGTAACTGTCCTCCACTGATCTTTTCAGTCGTTGTACAATAGGAGATTTAGGTTTGGTTTCCATAATTAGTTGATACAAAGGTATGTATATCTTACCTATCTACAAATAACTATTTTAGTTATTGCAAAAGTTAATGCTATATTATGCATCAAATCTCCTAAACAGGAAAATAACACTGAATAACAACAGTCCTATCCTAAGCTCCTGTTCTAACCCTTCATCTTCCAACTTGTAGTTTCTATTAGACACTCCTAGTTCAAAACTATTGTAGTCTTTAGGTAGAAACTCTATACCTATCTCATACTCCTCAAAGCAGACTAACCCCCATACAATCACTGCCATACTAAGTAACGTCACTATAACCAACAACACATTTACTACTACCATATATCTAAGCTTTTATTAATGAGAGGTGAATTAGCAGGGCCCCCCCTAAATCCCCCCCAAAGATACTGCTAAATAAATTTACCAGCCAAATTTATTTTTTCCTATTATCAAAACTTGCAGGATTTTCTAGTTTTGATACAACAGGATATTATATCATAAAGCATATAATATGTAAGATGATTCCATCATTATATGTAAAGACATATCATAATGTGTCATAAAAGCAACATTGTTAAGCTGAGCATATCCCTTATAAGACACATTATGTAAAGCTATAGCTTGACAAAACGTAAGATGGGTAAAGCTATAGCTTGACTTTTGGCAGAATATAGACTTGTTATAACTTGCCAAATCAGGAAGTAAAACACAGCCAAACCCAGAAGTCCTTGTTACCTATTTATATAAATATGTCACAAATATTTGAAAAATTGTGACACAATGTGCATGAAGAATTTGGAAAAATTCATGCAACGTTCCTTGTGGAACTATCCTGTGCTTAGGCCCAAAATTTTATATAGCCCCCCTACCCCCTTTGTATGTATAGGGGAGGAGGGTAACCCAGATTGCACCCCCGTGCACAAAACAGGGGGTTGACATAGCCCCCCTATGGCTCACAATTAACAAACCTATAGTGGAGACACCACTACAAAACTGTAAAATTCGTTATGGTAATCAATTCAGGCAACTTCTCACCAAATGGTAACTTCAATGGTTACAACACTAAAGGCGAAAGAATCCACATCTACAAGCGTCAGATGGATGCATTGGGCATTAAGGTTGATGCAGACTTTAAGCAATTCTTCGCTATAGTTGCAAAGAAGACTTATGGTGCAAGACTTGACAAAGATGGTAATGCAATACCTTACGCTGATGGCAAGTTAACAATGACTCGTGATACTGCAACTGCAGTGTTCAAGACCAAGCAAGAGTACATTGACGCTCACGTGATAGACGCTACATTAGATGCAGAAGTTGCACAGGCTATCAAGAAAGAGTACACTGCTGTGGGCATCACAAGCGAAGCAGAGCTTGAAGAGTTGGCAGGGGCTTAATCTCACACTTAACAAGGGCTTGGAACATCATCCAAGCTCTTGTTTTCCCTTATTCGTATATAAGGGTGGGTGTAATGACACGTTTGGGTGGGAATAATTATATAACTCACTGAAATTCAATACATTCTGTGTGAATGAACGAGATGGTGTAGGTTCTATTGACCCTTTTAGTGGTCTAAACAACATTTGATAATCTGTGCTATACAATACAATATATATAGCATTAAATAACAATTAACATGGAAAAGTCATTAGATGAATTAGTATATGCACTCTCTTGTGAGTGTAAGGAAGCTGTCTATTCTAACATAGAGCATATAGAGTTTGTTAGACAAATGGCAAAGAAGCTTGAAGCATTAGCTGGACAGATACAAAGAGAACATTCTATAGCTATGTTAGAATCTTCTTATAATGGATAATAAGAGCCTGTAATGGGCTCTTTTGTTTCAATGTACCATTTCTATTTCCCAAGGATAGACAGATGTAATACATGGCAGAACAGTGCTTCAGATTTGAGTTAGGGTATAAAAACCAATCCTCATCAAATTAGCTGACGAAGTGTATGTATTACATCTGAGTACAGAGGGATTTTATTCACACACATATTAAATAAAAAACACATGAACAAGATTCAAGTCTTAATAGACAATGGCTTTATTACATTACAAGATGTATTCGATTATGTTAATTCAGGAGAACCTGAGAACGATGCTGATCAAATGGATTGGTCTGATGATGATTACAAACAAATGGCTGCTGAAAATGAGGCTGCAGAACAATTAGCATTAGCTCATTTTCCTAATCTTGATGATTATCATCCAGAGTATGTTCTTGCTTCTACAAGTGATCTTATGCAAGAGACAATGGTATTTCCTTCTAATGCAGAAGGAGAAATCACTGATTATGGTGATCTAGCCTGTTTAGCATTAAGATATGGCTCTGATAATTGGGAAGATCCTATGGCTGCTGTTATTCAATTAAACACTGATGAGTATAAATATATACATGTCAAGACGCTTGATAATGGTGGTAATAACATACATAATCTATTTAGAAAAATAAACACAGTTGAAGAACCATTAACAGAAACAGACTATTGGGATGGTGATGCATCTCATTCTGAATAATATATATCTCTGTCATTAGCCTTTAGCGTACCAAAGGCGATATATATTTATATAACACATTATTAATCAATCATTTAACACACATTTATGAACTTTATTAAACACATTGCTAATTTATTAGCACTATGGACAATACCATATGTAATTGTCCTATTCTTCTTATTAGTATCAGGATTTGCATTTGTATACCAAGATGCTATTACTTCCACACCTTACATTATAGCTTATGCATTCTATTTTATGATGATGTCTATATTATACATGTCAGGTGATGAAAAGGACTTTGAAAGTATTAAATTATTTAAAATCAATTAGTTATGAAAATTACTAAAATAAGCTCATTAACAAAAGTTGAGCACACTATGGACATAGATGTTACAGAAGAACAACTATGGAAGATTGAAAACAAGACAGATCTTATTCAACGTATTGTTCCTCATCTACCACCTGCAGAACGTGAGTTCTTAATGACAGGCATTACAGATGAAGAATGGCAATTAGCCTTTGCTGATATGGTAGAATAAATATTTATTAATTACACAATACACAACATGAAAAAAGCATTTAATTTATTTATAGCCATTATGATGGCTTTAATTACGACATTTATTATCCTATGGATATTATATACCTTTGAAGAGAGTGATCTTGGATGGGGTATGTTAATACTTGTATCTATTACAGGTTATTTAACATCTGCATTGTATTTTTACAATCACAAACAAAACACAAAAAAGATTGGCTAGTTGGTAATATGTGTGTTAGATTTAGGGCTCTGCTTCCCCTAGCAGGGCTCTATTTTAATCATTATAAAAACAAACAATTATGTTTATATTAGCAAAACTTATATTTAAATCATATATGCCCAAGCAATTGGAAGTAGGTATGTGGTTTAAAAGAGATCACAGTGATGTGGTCTATGGTAAAGTATATAACTATTTTACCATATATGAACTAAAAGAGATACCATATGACATGTACGAATACATGTCTACTAGTGGTGCACCAGTTGAACCATTCATTATTCAACCAATGACTAACCCTGATGATGTAGAGGATATACTTGTACGTCCTGAATACATAGGTTGGTGGGAAGATAACCTTGCTGAAGAGAATGAAGATGGTACATGGACAGATCACACTACATTAGAAGACTTGTCACCCAAGATTATCAATGATTGGTTATATGGTGAGAATGGTGATAATGATGGTCTCATAGCTCTTGAGGTAGATGATGAGACTAGAGAACCACTGTTATATGAAGACACTGACAAGGTGATGATTAAACAAGCTGGCTTTGTAGATGAAGACGATTGGGATGATGATTATGATGTCACATCAAATGATGGATTAGAAGATGAAGAAAACTTTGATGATATGGATGACCTCACTGATTATGACAATCCTGAATGGCCACACGATCACCCTAAAGACAAGACAGATTATGACCCAGATTAATAAACCCTTTAAAACCAAGGAGATGAAGAAGCTATATGAAATTTTATTTGAAGATAAAAAGCCTGAGGAGCAGCCATTAAAGCTTGAGATAAAACTTAAGTCTACAGCTACACCTGAAGAGCAATTAGAGATAAATGAGTGGTATAGACATGTCTATAACTCATTACAAAGAAATTAGGTTAGATGTGTGTGTGGTTAGTAAACGAGAAAGCCCTGCAGAAATGTGGGGCTTTTCTTAAACCCATTATTATGAGAAGAAAAATAAAGAGTGGCATAATATACAGCACTATACTTAAGCCAGGCCAGAGAGCCACAGATAAGAGATATAAAGATGGAGTGGATACAGGTAGATTTAGTTCTAACAAAGTACCATTACCACTTAAACCAATGAGTCCTGTTTCAACAAAGATAGCAGAAATGTTAGATAGTATACCTGATTGGGTTAATGATATACCAAAGCAGGTGATTAGACAACAACAAGCTAGTAGACATTTTAAAAACAAAAACAAAAAATAAGCACATGAAAAACATGAAAATGTACTCTCAAGCAGAGTTATCAACAATGCAAGAAATGGCTAAAAAGCCTATTTCAACAACTAGATTAGCTAAAAGACTAGCTAAACAGTTCAACAGAACATATGGTGGGGTGTATGCTAAACTATTAATTATGCGTAGGCATACAAAAGTGGAGCCTGTTATCACCAACACTGTACGTACTAAAACAGTAGTGGAAGGTAAGAAACACACTATTAGTAGTAGACCAACCAAGATAGAGATTTCTGATCAAGGTATGACATTCTATTTCTAACTAATAAACTAACACATCATGTCTTACAGCCTAGTCTACAGTGCAAAACCACATTGCACACATACAATCCAGGTTTACGAACCAAACCAACAAGATTCTCCTTATGTTAGGGGACTTAAAGCGTGCTCTAAACTAATAGATGTTATATTTGCTACCAAAGCACATTTTACACCATCTAAACGTTTACATATTAAGGGACGCAAATATATGTACATCAGCTCTGATACATATCAGCTACTCATCAGGGTAAAAAACTTTGACAAATGATATATTTTATTACCTTTGTATTACTAGTGTGGATATGGATCATTGCAGAATGGATGAACGCACCACCTGATGATACAAAACAAGACAAGGATGATTCAATTAAACCTAACGATACCATCAGTCACAAAGACTGATGGTATTTAAATACAAAACAACATGGCAAAGATTAAAGTTCCAAAGGTGAAAGATTTAAGTGGTTATTTCTTTATGAGTATAGAGGGTAACATTGTAGATATAGTTTATCATGATAACACAGAGAATGGTTTAGCAATTGGTGCTGCATTTGCAAGTGCATTAGAGAAAGATAAACAATTATTTAAGGTATTGAGTGCTGCAATGATTACAATTCTTAATGAAAAAGAGAAAGATAGTTCTAAAAAGAAACCTAATCCTAAGCAAATGAATGGTGTTAAGAGTGATGCACCATTTGTAAAGACTAGAAAAACTACAAAGAAATAGCTGCAGCATTAAAAATAAATTAACCTACACATTATGAATGAATATTTTAGTTATTATGAGAGCTTACACAATCTTCCTAAATCAAAACAGAGGTATTATCTCTGGGACATGATTAAGTGGTGCATCAAAGCATACATTAAAACATATAAATAATGGAAACATATATATCAGAAATAGACATAATGATAGCTATTAAAAAACAAAGAGCTACATTATCATATGATGATAAGTTTGATTTTGAAATAGAAACTAGTAAGTTAAACCTTACTGATAAAACAAGAGACAAACTTAATGGTAAACAGTCTGCATTAGAATTTAGGTTGAAGAAGTATGGTATGCATAAAGATAAAAACAAACCAATATTATGAAAACTGCAATGCAAGAATTGATTGAATGGTATAATCAAGAACATTTTGTTAAAACAACATTTCATATTCAATTATTAAACAAATTTGAATCATTACTTGAAAAAGAAAAAGAGCAGATAATAGATGCTGCCAATCAAAAGATATTTGGCGATATAACTTTTACAGGTAGTGATGAAGTTATTACCAAGGGGGAAAACTACTACAACCAAACCTATAACCAAAACAAATAACCTATGAGAAAGAAAACACCAGCTCACTTAGTTAAAGAACTATCAAAAGCTAAACAAAAACAATATGTTGTAATGTATGAAAATACAGAAGCATGGGTAGTAGGTACAAAAAAAGACATAATTGATGATTTCAATGAAAATCCTGATACATATTTAGATGCTAAGGATAAGATTAAAATTTATGAATTAGGTGAGCCTATAAAATTTAGTTTTGTTACACCACAAATAACATTTTAATTATGTTAAGTTTATTAGAATGGATAACAGAAAACAATTATGTTAGGTATAAAGATGATAAATGGTACAAACCAGCACAATTTCCCACTGTGTATTTAAAAGTTGAACAATTAATAGAACTATATGAACGTACTCATCTATGATATTGAAACACTGAAAGAACTGTTTCTTATTGTTATATACAATCCAGAGAGTGATGTAACATACGAGTTTCAGGTGAGTAGGTGGACCAATCAATTAGATGGATTCATTAGATTCACTGAACAACATGATGAGCATTATTGGGTGGGCTACAACAACTTACGCTTTGATAGTCAGGTTGTTGAGCATATAATTAGGAACTATGAGAATTGGCATGAGTTGGGTGGACTAGAGATATGTGCTATGATAGCACAGAAGGCTGCAGACACAATACATGATGCTAATTATGATGTATTCCCTGAATATAGAGAGGAATGGTTATCACTAAAACAGTTAGACCTATTCAAGATTAATCATTATGATAACAAGAATAGAATGGTCTCACTAAAAAGGTTAGAGTTTGAGATGGATCTGGAGAACATTGAAGAGATGCCTATCCATCATACTAAAGAGAACATGACACAAGACGAGATAGCTCTAACAATAGACTACTGTCGTAATGATGTTATGGCTACGTATGAATTCTACAAGGTAACAACAGGTAACACTGAACATCCACTATATAAGGATAATAATCAGATAGAACTAAGACAAGACATATACGAAGAGTTTGGCATTCCATGCTTAAACTATTCAGATAGTAAGATTGGTGATGAGATGATTAAGAAATACTATTGCCAAGAGAAAGGTATACAGTATTCTGATCTACCAAAGAAAGGATTGTTTAGAACTGAAGTTAAGGTGAGAGATTGTATTGCTGATTACATATCATTCCAGACACCAGAGCTACAAGCATTCTTAAAGAAGGTTAGTAAGGAGCGTTTGACAATGAAAGATGAGTTCAAAGAATCATTAATGTTTTATGAAAATATATACACGTTTGCCAAAGGTGGCTTACATACAGAAAACAAACCAAAGGTATTTGAAGCTGATAATGACAACATTATTGTTGATTGGGATGTTAGCTCTTACTATCCAGCTATTATTATTAATAATGGCAGATATCCTGGTCATTTGGGTAAAGAGTTTCTTTTAGGATATAGGGCTATGTTTGAGAAAAGACTTGAACTAAAGCCATTAGCTAAGAAGGATAAGAAGATAGCAGGTATTGTTGGTGCATTAAAGCTTGCAGTTAACTCTGTGTATGGTAAGTCTAGTGATATGTTGTCTTGGATCTATGATAGACAACTAACGATGTTCACAACTATTACAGGTGAATTGAGTCTTCTTATGCTCATCGAAGCATATGAATTAGCTGATATACATGTTATATCTGCAAATACAGATGGTGTAACTATTATGGTTAATAAATCATTAATAGATAAGATGCATGAGATTAATAGTTGGTGGATGGAAGCTACTAAATATGAGCTTGAACGCACTGATTATCAAAAGATTATATTCTCAACAGTTAATGACTATTTAGCAATTAAAACCAATGGAGAAATTAAAAAGAAAGGAGATTTCCTTACTGACTTTGAGCTGCACAAAAATAAGAGTGCTAGGATTGTACCTATTGCACTGGAGCAGTTTTTTGTTAATGATGTGCCTGTGGCTACCACTATTCATAATCACACAAATATTTATGACTATTGTCTCAGACAGAAAGCTAGTAAAGACTTTCACTACGAAGGACACTCGAAAGAAAACAGAACAGTCTACAATAAACTTATCAGATATTATGTAAGTAATACAGGTGAGAAGTTATTGAAGGTTAAGAATGAGAATTCAGATAGCACAGCTGTTGATGTATCACAAGTTGAAGCAGGCGAATGGGTGATGAAAGTATGTAATCATCTATTACCAGATCATCCTCTAGATAACATCAATCATGCATATTATATAGAGCGTGCTGAGAGAATCATGCACAAAATACAGTATGAAGGTAGAAAGCGTAAAATTATTATTAATCCTAATCAAATGACATTATTCTAATGGACAACAAACATAAAGCAGCAGAATTAGTATTGGAATTCCTACCAATTGTAGGACAAGATCCATATACAGGTATAGATGTAGCTAAGAAATGTGGTAAAGTAGTTGCAAAGCTATTAATGAAAGCACAACAAGAAGGAGATACGTATGACTACGATGAAATAGTTAAACTTATAGACACATTCTAATGGCAAAGATAAATAGAGAAAACATAGGCGACCATCTTGTTAGTTATCAACTAGAAATGGTTGGTAAGTCTATGCAAGAAGCATATATGACAAAAGAGTGGTACAGCAAATGGACTATGACTCAAGAACAACATAATGAGTTCAAAGCATATGCTGTACCATTAATGAAAAAGGTATTTAAAATAAACAAAGCAAGAGCTGAAGCAAACTTTCAATGGTTTGATTTAGAGTTTGGCCTACGTATAAAAGATTAATATGCGTATATATCCATCAACAAAAGTCTATATGGCTCCAAGCAGTATACATGGCTGGGGAGTATTTGCAGACAAGATAATATTTGAAGGGGACATTATAGAAGAGTGTCCCTTTTTTGATATAGGTATGCAAAATGGAGAAATATCTCCTTGTGTAATAGACTACAGATTTAATTGGCCACAAGATTCTGGTAGACAATGGGAGAAACAAGTGGTAGCTGGTGGGTTTGGTTCATTTTATAATCATTCAGACACAGCCAACGCTGCTTGGAGATCCAACATAGAACGCAACACGTTTGAGTTTGTTGCTACAAGACTCATCCAACCTGACGAAGAACTCTTTGTATGGTATGGTGACATAACATATTGGAATGATGGTAGGAATCATATTGAAGTAAAATAAAAAAACACAATTATGGGAGCAAGTTGGTTTGAAATGACAGCATATGGTAAAACATTATCAGATGCATATACTAATGCTGTTGCAGAGGCAGAAGTAGAATCAGGAAATGATTCATATAATGGTACAATTAGTACAACACATACAATTGATGACCTTACAGATCAATTTAGAAGAAGTAAGAAAAGCTTTGATGAGTATGTAAAGATGCAACAAGATAAGTTACATAAAAGAGACTGTGCTGGCATATGTATATTAGATCCAATTGTTAATAAGAACAAGACTAAGTCTCAAGTGGAGCATGTAGTTACACCTGGTACAAAGCAATGGATTCTTAAATATGAAGTGGAAAACTATTTTGAAGATGGGGTGATAGCTTCATGTATGACCAAAGGTGATGCTGTTAAGATGGCTAGAGCATATACAGAGAAGCATCAAAAAACTACGAGGATTGTAATGCGTAAGGTGTTAATCAAATCTGATCCTACAGTAGCTAAGATAACATATAAGAAGTCTACAACAGAGAGAGCAGGTAAATACATACTCTTTGGTTGGGCTGCAGAATAACAATTAAAATTAAAAATATGCCAGATATTTCAATGTGCAAAGGTGGTAGTTGTCTACTAAGACTGAACTGCCACAGATATACAGCTAAGGCTGAAGAACTAGGACAATCATTTTTTAGTGACCCTCCATATAAATTAGATTTCATGTTTGACAATCACCATGTTGGTCTTGGTGTTGCAACATTAAGTTGTTCTTATTTTTGGAATAATAAAGGATATAAAGATGAAGAACCTAAAAATAATTGAAGATTGGGAGAGAGAATATCTCAAGGATTTCATATATTTGCATGAAGAAGGACAGGAGTGGAACGAAGCAATTCAGAAAGAATTAAATCAGAAACAACCTGCTCGTATTGAAGTAATAGACACAGATAAAATCCTAGAGAAACATAATGAACCTCACGCTAACGTTCTCCCATTTTAAGGAGCTGACTAAAGCTGGCTACAGCTTAGACATGTTATGCTTCATAACACTTGTTCAAGAAGGCAATGATGTAGATGAAATGTGTACAGATGATAGTAAGATGAAAATGTTACATCAAACTGTACGCAGAAAAGGTCTATTGTCAGAGTCAAATAAGATTACTATCATAGGTAATGAAGTTTTGTCTTTTCTTAATGAGAAGATAGAGCAACCTAAGATAGCTAAGAAGAAGAAAACAGATTCTGACTTTGATAAGTGGTGGATGATGTACCCAGGTACTGACACCTTCACATATAAGAGTCAATCATTTACAGGTACACGTGGCATGCGTGTAAAGAAAGATGAGTGTAAAATCAAATTCGACAGCATTGTTGGAGAAGGCGAGTACAAACCTACAGAGCTCATAGCAGCATTAGAATACGAAATACTGCAGAAGAAAGAGAATTCAATTAAGACAAAAGTCAATAGACTTACATTTATGCAGAACAGTCTCACCTATCTCAACCAGAGGTCATTTGAACCATTCATTGAGTTGATAAGAGATGGTAAGACTGTAATAGAATCTGCTGAACCAATTAAAGGCATGGACATATGAGTTTTGAAGATTTAAAACGAGAAGTTCAAGCAGGCCTAGATGGTAGAAACAATGGTATACCTATGGGCTTTGACAGATTGAACAGATATATTGGCATCAGAAAAGGCATGTACACACTGATAGGTGGCCTCACTGGATCAGGTAAAACAAGCTTCTTAGATGACGCATATGTTTTAAATCCATTTGATTGGTTTATCAGTCAGAAGACTCCAGGTCTTAAGTTAAAGATCATATACAGATCTATGGAACGTAGCAGAACATACAAATATGCTAAATGGGTCTCAAGAAAGATATTCCTTGACCAAGGTATAATCATTCCTGTATCCAAGCTATTAGGTTGGACAGATAAGATGACACCTGATGAGCATGATTTGTTTCTGATGTATGAGGATTATATGGAACAAATGAAAGATGTAATCACTATTATTGATGGACCAGAGAACCCAGTGGGTATATCTAAACATCTTAAAGATCATGCATTAGCTAATGGTGTAATAGAAGATGTAGATCAATACAATAAGAAGTACATTCCTAATAATGAGAATGAAATCACTATTGTTGTTATTGACCACATAGGTCTTTTAAAACCAACAAAAGATTATTCTACTAAGAAACAGTGTATAGACAAGATGTCTGATGAGCTGAGATATGCTCGTGACATGTATGGATATAGTCCTGTAATTGTTAGTCAGTTTAATAGGGACATTTCTAGTCCAATGAGACTAAAGAATGGTGATGTAGAACCACAGCTAGAAGACTTTGCTGAGAGTTCACAAACACAGAATGATGCTGATGTTGTCCTAGCATTGTTTGATCCCATGCGATATAAAGTAGCAGACCCTTCAGGATATGACCTGAACAGACTTAGAGATGAGTTTGGTGCAAAGTATTTCAGATCATTGAGACTAATAAAGAATAGTTATGGGGAAGATGATGTGAGAATAGGGTTAAGTTTTCTTGGCCAGATTGGTATGTTCAAAGAACTACCAAAGGTTAAGTATATGAATGAGAGTATATATAATGATATTATTAGTAAAACATTCTTTTTAAATAAATGATAATGAAGTTAAATTTTAAAACATATAATACATTACCCAATGAAAAAAGTCATTGGTGGCAAGTAGTATTATTTCCAACAGTATCTGTTATGAATAACATACAGAAACATGATCCATATGTAGCTCTAAATGTAGAGTATCTATTTTGGTCATTAACAACAATAATAAGCTATGGCAAAAAGCAAGCCCACCCTTACGCTACGAGATAAGAGACAAGTAGAGTTTGCTGATGTATGGCTGAACAATGGTAAGTTTGGTATCCTAAACCTATGTCCTAGGTTTGGTAAGATCAATGTGTCCATTAATATATTAGAAAAACTAGACAAAGACATTAACATTCTCATAGCATATCCTGATCTTAAGATTAAGAATGCATGGGAAGAGCACTTTGTAGCTAGAAAGTATAAGAATGGCAATATGACTTATACCACGCATTTGTCTCTAAAAAAGCACACAGCTGCCTTTTATGACATAGTAATCCTAGATGAGGTACATTTACTGTCTGAAGCACAAATGGAGGCTGTAAAGGAGCTACAATGCACAAAGGTGTTAGGTCTAACAGGGACCTTATCATCACATACAGAACAAACATTAGGAACAGAGCTTGGACTACCAGTCTTAGCCACCTATTCCATAGAACAAGCAATTAAGGAGGGAGTCATATCTGACTATGAAATCACAGTGGTAGGAGTACCATTAGATAACACAAAGCAGAATGACTACAAAGGTAAGTGGAAGACTGAAAAGACTCAGTTTGCTGCATATGGATGGGTTATAGATCAGCTAGAGAAGCAAGGTAAAGCAACCATGTTTTTACGTCTAGCTAGAATGAGACTCATTCAGAACAGTCTTGCTAAGCTTAATAAGACAAAAGAACTATTAGTTAAGCACAAAGATGAGCGTGTACTAGTATTCTGTGGTGTCACAAAGGTAGCAGATGACTTAGGCATTCCTGTCTATCATAGCAAAGCAGGAGACAAACAAGTATTTGATGACTTTGCATCTGGTGTTGGTAACCACCTGGCTGTTGTAAAGATAGGTAATACAGGTGTTACATATAAACCACTCAATAGGGTTATCATTAATTACTTTGATAGTAATGGTGAGAATCTAGCACAAAAGATTAATAGATGTATGGCCATGGAGTATAACAATCCAGAAAAGAAAGCCTATATATACATCATATCTTCTGTTGAAGACGTGGAAAGAAAGTGGCTTAGAAAAGCACTAGAATTCTTTGATAAAGACAAAATTAAATACATATGAAAGTAGAACTAGTTGAACAAATGGAGCCATTTAGTGATCAAGCATGGTATGGTGTAAGAGTCAATGGTACATCAATAAGATGGACTAGAGATAAAGAGGTTGCAGAGGCCATTTATAATGATATAGTTAACAACCCAGATGCAACAAAAACTAGAGAAATTATTTTGCAATCTGAAGAAATTGAAGTACCTTTATCAGAACAAAAACAGTAAAAAACATGGCAAGCAAATTAATTGGAATTGTTGGTGCTACAGGCACTGGCAAGTCAACATCAGTAAAACATTTAGATCCAAAAGAAACTTACATCATCAATGTTGCTAAAAAGGAATTACCTTTTAAAGGAGCAGAGAAGTTGTATAACGCTGAGGCTAAAAACTACAAAGAAGTGGATGATGCTAACGAGATTACACGTCTATTAAAGACTATCTCTGACAAGGCACCACACATTAAGAACATTATTATTGAAGACTCTAATTACATTATGGGTTTCAATATGTTAGCAAGAGCTACAGAAGTAGGATTCACCAAATTTACCATTATGGCTAAAG